ATGGTATGATTAGTGAAGAAGTTTTGAAAATTGTACTTAACAATAAGACGTTTGGGCAACGTGAAGCTGCTGATATAGTTGGTGGTAGAGGACGATTATTCAGATTAGTTGGATCTGGAGTTATACGTGCTGAAAAGAAACCAGCTGATCGTCAAAACGGAAGATGGTATTGTAATGCTTATGATGTAATTAAAAATGCTACATTAAAGTAATTGATATTCAAATAGTTATACTAAGTTAATGACGCAAAAAATACAAGTTTAACGTTTGGATAAAAGTCAAAAACTATATAGTTTTACATCATAAATAATAGATAATCAATAAGTTATGAAAAGAACACCGCTTTTGACTATTTGGGTTTTATCATTTGTTGTGATGATATTACTTGCTAATCCTGAAAAAGTTTTATTCTGGATTGCGTTTGTGATATTTTCTTGGTCTTCACTATATATTGAGAAACACAAAAAAAGACTTAAGGAAGAAGATGAATAGTAAACGTCCATATATTGTCCAAGATGTAACATTGGTAACATACAGTGGACGTCGGATTTCCCTCTCTTTAGTAGAGTATAAGATTATAGATGTCCCTGTTAGACTTGTTAAAGAAAAAATACTTGATTCTTTTTCTGCAATGGTTGATAAACCTGTAGATGTAGAATTAAAAGTAAGATACATATAAATAAAGCGTACATAAGAGCAATGAAAACGAAAGAAGAATTACTGGCAATGAAGCATGAAGACTTGGCTTTATTCGCATACAAAATCATGTATGAACAATGCCTTCTTGAAGACAAAGAAAAAGAGAATAAAAAATTAAAAGAAATACTTAATATGATTGGGGTTACGTATGAAACTTACAAATCAGAATTTAGTGAATGAATTATTGCAATTGGAGGTTGAATTGAAAAAGGTGGAGTCCAGTAATATTGAATATCTACCTGAATATGGATATTCACCCAAAGAAGAAATAATCCAACTTATCAAAGAAGATATATCTGATGTTAAAAAAGAAATAGACATAAATCTACAATTAGAAACTTCTGGTATTTCATCAGAATATACGGAAAAAAACTTAGAAGAAGAAAGAACTAACCTTTGCTTAATACAGGGGTTGTCGAGATATTGTTAAACTTTAAAATATTTGAGCGATGGAGGAAAACAAATTGACAAAACAAGAAAATGACACATTAGCGATATTTGGTAAAGGAAAGACCATTTATCAGGTTGCGGGTAATGACGTAGCATTATCATTTGATATTGTACGTAACTATTTAACGAAAGGTAGCGGGCAAGTATCCGATCAGGATATTGTACAGTTTATTAGTATTTGCAAATTTAACCAGCTTAATCCATTCTTGAACGAAGCATTCCTTGTCAAGTTTGGACAACAACCGGCGCAGATGATTGTCAGTAAAGAGGCTTTTTTTAAACGAGCTGACGCAAGTGAACAGTACGAAGGTTTCAAGGCTGGTGTCATACTTATCAGAGATAATCAAATTGTAGAGGTGGAAGGATGTTTCTATAATGAAAAAACAGATGTTCTTGTTGGAGGATGGTGTGAAGTTTATCGTTCAGACCGTAAATTTCCTATTGTAGCGAAAGTGAATCTTTCCGAATACGACAAAAAGCAATCTATATGGAATGAAAAGAAATCCACCATGATTTCCAAGATTGCTAAGGTTCAGGCACTACGTGAAGCTTTTCCTGCTCAACTTGGAGCAATGTATACACAAGAAGAACAAGAGGTTAAATTTGCAGAATACGAGGATGTGACTGGGAAAGAATCTAAAGGTAATAAACTTGCGGAAATTGCTGCTAAGGCCGCAGGGGTGGAAGAACAACCTAACCCGGAGCAATTAGAAACTCAATCTCAAAATAACGCGAATAATAAACCTGTTCAAAAAACACTGTTATGATAGAAAATGCAGAACAAAAATCGCTTGGTTGGTATAGGTGCCGTCTCGGTAGCATAACGGGGAGCAATGTTGGCTTACTTATGAAAAATGGTAGGAGCGGCATGTTTAGTGATACTGCCAAAAATTATATTTTCCAAGTTGCGGCAGAACGGGCTATGAATCCAGAAATAGTTAATGATGATGTTGCGTTCGCCGAATATTTGTCTACTGTCAATGTAGAAAGCAAAGCAATGAGATTAGGGACAGAGCAAGAATCGAGTGCACGCGATTTGTATTCTAGATTGACTGGAAGGCATATTGTAGAAGTGGGGGCGTGTAAGCACCCCACTATCCCAAACTTTGCAAGTAGTCCTGATGGTTTCTTCTACGATGAAGAGGAACGTGGATGTATTGAGATAAAATGTCCGTCTCAAAACACATTTATGAAATATAAGAGTGAAGTTTATGATAATGATTCACTTCTCCAAGTTAAATATGAATATTTCTATCAGTGTATGGCACATGCAATGTGTTGTGATGCAGACTGGGTTGATTTTGTAGTTTACAACCCTTTCCAAATAGACCCTATTCACATTGTTCGTATACTACCAGACGAAAAGGTCTTTGCGGAAATGGAGAAACGCATTAAAATGGCGGACGATATTATTAACCAAATAGCAGACATTGAATGATGAAATCGGACATTATAATTAAACAATTAGATAATGGATGTTTTGATGTCCATGTAGATGATAAAAGCACAGAACAGCTATCATTTGATGAAATGCTTGGAGTGGTTGCACAATTGACTGTCCCAGAAAATAAAAGATGTCTTCAATGGCTCAAGACAAAAGAGCAACATGAGTCTTTCAGGAACAGAAACAACTTTAAAAACAGTAATAATGGAGAAAACATATAATGCTCAGCAAGCAATAATTGCTCAAAAAGAATACTTGAAAGAATTAGCCAAAAACAACCAAGCTGATTGGATGGCTGATAATTTTTCAAAAGGGATAGGGTTTGCCCCGTCTAATGGTATATGCTACCGTTGCAAAAAGCAAATTTATTCCGAAGGTGGAATATCAGTTGAGAGAGCGAGTACAGAACTTACTACCGGTTGTCCATTTTGCCACACTTCATATGTTGATTAAAAAAACGATAGAGTAATGAATACACAATTAGCAATCCAAGAAACCGACCTAGAACTGGTCGTAAGCGAAAAGACGTTAGGCAGTCTTACTACCAACGCAAAGCAAATCAGAGATATTGTAATGGCAAACCTGCCTAAGTACGATATATCCAACTACACGGATGATAACATTGACCAAGCAAAGAAAGACAAGGCAGCTTTAAACAAGGCGGCGAAAGCCCTCAATGCCAAACGTCTTGAAATTGAGAAAGAGTTTATGAAACCTTTCGGGGAGTTCAAGGACGTTGTAACCGAAACCGTAAAACTTATTGGTGAGTGTTCTGCTAGGATTGACACGGTAGTCAAGCAGAACGAGCAGCAATACAAGGACAAGAAGAAAGCCACTATCAAGACCTACTTTGATGGAATGAACGTAAATCTTGTAGACTTTAACAAGGTGTTCAAACTGGAATGGCTCAGAAAATCCGCAAGCACGAAGTATGTATTCAACGAAATTGATTCCATATTCTCCAAAGTCGAGAACGAACTTTCCACGCTGAATGGGTTTGGTGAGGATTTCGATGTCCTCCGTACTTATTATATGGATACGCTCAACATCACATCCACCATTCAGTATGCCAACCGTCTGAAAGAGCAGCGTGAGCGTGCCAAAGCAGCAGAAGAGGCGCGCATCAAGGCAGAGCAGGAAAGAAGGGCTTCCGAAGAAGCCCGTAAAGCTGCTGAAGTAGAACAAGCCAAATCCCGTCCGATCAATCCGTTTGCCATGGCAGGACAAAAAGCCAACGAACAACCTCCTTTTATTAATCATCCCGAAGTACAACAGCCTGAGCTGTTAACGAGAGCTTTCAAGGTTACTACTACCCGTGAGAATATCATTGCTTTGGGTGACTTCATGAATGAAAAAGGTATTGATTTTGATAAAATAGAATTGCCATGAGTGAAGCTGGAAAAGAATACGGACAATTTGTAAAACAGCGAAGAGAAGAACGCTATAGTCAATTTGTTAATACAACCCTTCCTGCCATCAAATCTTTAGGCTATGAAGTTATTCAGCGAAATGATTTTGGGTTCGAATTAATTGTTCCTAAAAAAGGATTTGGCTGGGTTATATTCTACCCCAAGGGTGATAGGATATTATTGTGCAAACAAAATAAATGGATATATGGTGGTTTCTCTTGGATTCGCAAACATATACTTAAAGGCAATGGAAGTATGCAAGACAGATGTACAGACTATTATTCGGCTTCTTGATAAGAGTGCAGAGCTAATTGATAAATATTGTAAGAAGCCTTGTGAGTGTGATAAAGCAAGACAATGCAGGAAAATTAGTAAGAAACTTAAAAATAAAATTGACAATGAAAACTTTGCAAATCAGTGAACAAAAAGCTAGAGAATTCTACAAAAGTGGTTCCAGCGAGTTAAAATCTATTTTGGAAGAGTCTTTTGGAAAAGATTTTTTCTCTCAAAAGATAACAGATAGAGTTAAAACCTATGAAGATGCATGTCGCGAATTAAGTACCAGTCCTCTTGATGAAAATAAGTTGATGGAACTCGGTCTTACTAAACATGATATTGCTTATCAAAAGTTGGTAACCATTATCAAGGCCCTTAACGAAGGTTGGGTACCGGATGTATGTGATAGTAGTGTATATAGATGGTACCCGTGGTTCAAGACTAATGGTTCTCCTTCCTCTTTCGCTTTCTACGTTTCGTGTTACGGTAATGCCGATGCGAATGCGGGTTGCGGGTCTCGCCTTTGCTTGAAAAGTAAAGAATTGTCAGAGTATTGTGGTAAACAATTCATTGACCTTTGGAAACAGTTCATTATTTAACTAAATATTATCATCATGAAAAAAGAAAATAAAAAGATTACAGAGTTAGTCAAAACGTTTGAGGATGCCCGTAAGCTGACCGGCAGACCGGATGTTCCTGACTTTTCCAATCTTCCCACTGACATGCGCAAACATTTTGAGGCACAGTATAAGATGATTGTAATTGCAGAAGCCCTTAACGAGGGATGGATTCCTGATTGGGATAATTATAATGAATATAAGTATTATCCTTGGTTTGAAATGTCTCCTTCCTCTTTCGCTTTCGACGCTTCGGGTTACGATAGTGCGTCTGCGAATGCGGGTTGCGGGTCTCGCCTTAAATTTCGGACACGCGAGCTTGCAAATTATGCAGCAGAGCAATTTATTGATATTTGGAAAGATATCCAGATAGGATAGGATATAAAGGTTGCCTGTCCTTGTCTCCTTCCTCTTTCGCTTTCAACGATTCGAATTACGATAATGCAAATGCGAATGCAGGTAGCAGGTCTCACCTATGTTACAATAATCCAATGGGCAGGGGCCTCACCTCTTGGTGGAAAATAACAATTCAAACGGTGTCGGTAGGGCTTATCCGAAGACTCTTATTAGAAACAAAGGCTTATGAAACGATTTGGAAATTTATACTATCGTATTTGTGACATTGATAACCTTTACCTTGCATATACCAAAGCAAGAAAAGGCAAGGGAAATACTTATGGGGTCATTCAATTTGAGAAAGAATTGGATGACAACATAAATACCCTTCATAAGGAACTGTCAGAAGGTAAATACGTTACTTCTGAATATCAAACTTTTATCATACATGATCCTAAGGAACGTGAAATATACCGGCTCCCTTTCCGTGATCGTGTTGTTCATCATGCGATAATGAATATCCTCGAAGATATATGGACTCCGATATTCATTTCACATACTTATTCATGTATTAAGGGCAGAGGTATCCATGGAGTAATGAAACATCTAAAGAAAGATTTGAAAGATATCCAAAATACAAAATATTGCCTGAAAATGGATATTCGTAAATACTATCCGTCAATAGATCATTTGATACTTAAGAATATTGTCCGAAAGAAGGTTAAGGACAAACGTCTTCTTGAGTTACTCGACGGTATTATTGATTCTGCTCCGGGAATACCTATCGGTAATTATCTTTCTCAGTTCTTTGCAAACTTGTATCTATCTTACTTTGACCACTGGCTTAAAGAGGAAAGACGTATAAAGTATTATTATAGATATGCTGATGATATGGTAATACTTTCATCAAACAAAGAAGAGCTTCACTCTCTGCTTGGAGATATAAAATCATATCTGCATAATAAGCTTCATTTAAATTTAAAAGACAATTATCAAATATTCCCGGTTGATAATAGAGGAATTGACTTTGTTGGCTATGTTTTCTTTCACACTCATATTTTAATGCGGAAAAGTATCAAGAAAAACTTCTGTAGAAAAGTAGCAGTGTTGAACAAAAAGAAAACTACATCCTGCAACTGCAAGATAGCACTTTGTTCATGGATGGGATGGGCAAAACATTGTAATTCAAAGCACTTAATTAAAACTGTAATCAAAAATGAAAAGGTTTTCTGATTTTGGAATTGATATTGACGCGGGACGTAATATTTTCCCTGTACAGCAAATATCAATAACCGATATACTCAACTGTGAGATAGAGGTACTTGACTATGAATCTGGAGTTAAAACTCAACATGGAGATAATCGTTGCGTAGTCAAGATTAGGCATGAAGGAGCTGAATATAAATTCTTTACTAACTCTTCTCCGATAAAAGAGGCACTTAGTAAAATTTCCAAAGAAGATTTTCCATTTATAGCTACAGTACGTATCAAGAAAATAGGTACTGGTAATAATAAAATGTATTATTTCACTTAAAAGATATTGTATATGAAAATTACAATCAATAAACCAACTGAATTTGAGGCTGTCTACCTGAAAGTAGATGCAGGTGTTCGCTATTGGGAGGATGCAATAGTAAACGGAATAAGAGACATTGATTTATACGAGAGTAATGGTATAGGCAGCCCTCTTATTCCTTGCGCTGTACAAATAAAAGAAGAACCTGACTATAACCATTATCGTTGGAGACCTATTATAACGATTGAAACTGGTCGAATAGTCAACTGGATGCAGGGAACAACTGCTAATGTTCACTACAAAGTGTGTGATGATTTTATATGTGATATTGTTGATGAAGATGATAGTGCTATTGTTTCTTATGACGGCTATGTACCTAAGATCATGTGTCCGGCAGATAAAGGATATGGTGACTATATCATTATGAATATTGACGAAAACGGATTTATTCAAGGATGGAATAAGGAACTAATTAAAGAACTTGTAAAACAAGAGGAGGATTAATTATGGCAATGCATACATGGTTTGAGTGCAAGATCCGTTACGAAAAGGTGATGGATAACGGAATGCAGAAGAAAGTGACGGAACCTTATTTGGTAGATGCACTTAGTTTTACAGAAGCAGAAGCACGTATTATCGAGGAGATGACTCCATTTATAACAGGAGAATTTACCGTTTCCGACATCAAACGAGCCAACTATAGCGAACTTTTCCCCAGCGATGAAGAAAGCGCTGACCGCTGGTTTAAATGCAAACTGATCTTTATCACCTATGGCGAAAAAAGCGGTGCCGAGAAAAAGACTTCTACCCAAGTGCTGGTTCAGGCAGCCGACCTGCGCGACGCAGTGAAGAAACTGGACGAGGGCATGAAGGGTACAATGGCTGATTATCAGATCGGCATGGTATCTGAAACTTCTATTGTAGACGTATTCCCTTATGAAACTAAAGAAGGAAGTAATACTACAGAAGATAAAGAGGTAGTTCGCTTTATTGATAAGTTCCCTGAAGGGCAATGTACCGAAACTACAGTAGGTGGAAAACCGGTTATCGTTGATAAGACTGGAGGTAAAACAAAAGTAATCCCTAACAATAAATCAGATACTAATGAAGGAGATCAACAGTGAAGAATATTTGCCAGATTGGGCGATAATTGAAGGTTAGTCTAACGGAGATGAACTGATAAATATTATTAGTTCATCTCTATAATAGTTAAAGTTAAAATATATGGCAACAAATTTAGTTTTATCTAAAGATAGCAGTGAAAGTGAAATAAAAGCATATTTCAACGCTGTATTAAAGTTATCACAATCTAACAATGAGTTTCCAATCAATCTTGATGAAGTGTGGATGTTGGTGTATTCAGAAAAAGGTAAAGCGGTGCGTGCACTCAAAGAAAACTTTATTGAAGGAGTTGATTATAACACCTTTGCCAAAAATGGCAAAACTGAAGAAGGGGTTTTTGCCCAAAATGGCAAAAACCCAGAAAGTGTTGATTATCAAATTTTACGCAGAAATGCGGAAAACTCAAATGGAGGCAGACCTACAAATGAGTATAAACTTACAGTTTCCTGCATGGAATTCTTTATCGCTCGCAAGGTCAGACCGGTGTTTGAGGTTTATCGCCAAGTATTTCACCAAAGCGTCCGGAAAGTAATCGAAAACCAGAACAAACCCAAACGTGAACCATCACTAACAACTAAAGTCCGTGTTGGTCTTGAATGGGTAAAAGGCGTAAGTGAAGTTCTTAATCTAAATAATTCTTCTAAATTGTCTTTAATCAGTAAAGTGTTCAATCCGTTTAATCTTCCCCTAAAATATTCAAAATACTCTTTATAACAATGTCAGATTTAATTTTATCAAAACAGACTATGAGCTCTCTTGAAATAGCAGAGCTCGCAGGTAAACAACACAATGATGTGTTAAAGGCTATCCGTGCAATGGAACCGGCATGGGAGAAAGTTACTGAGGGAAAATTTTCCCTCAGTGAATACAGGGATTCAACAGGCAGGGCTTTACCTTGTTATGAATTAAACTATCAAGAGTGCATGTACATTGCTTCCAAGTTCAATGATGAAACAAGGGCTAAGTTAGTCCTTCGTTGGAATGCGTTGGAAACCGAGAAAGCTGAACCGATAATCAGTTCGGTAAAAACAGAAGTGAAACAGCCAACCATCTCCGACAAAATGAAGGTTGCTACATGGCTTATAAAGACGCTTAATTTAAACGATACATCTAAATTGATGCTGGCAAAGAGTATAGCTGCACCTCTTGGGTTGCCTACCCCTGATTATACTCCATCACATGGAGTACTCAAATCTGCTACTGAATTACTCAGAGAAGCGGGTTTGTCCATCAGCGCACAGGCGTTTAATCAAAGAGCGATTCAGAAAGGTATCTTATGTGATATGAAAAGGAAATCATCAAAAGGTAGAGATAAGTATTTTAAATCCATAACCGAATCCGGTCTGTCGTATGGTGAGAACCAAGTCAACCGTAATAATCCCAAAGAAACACAGCCGCTTTGGTATGAAGAGAAATTCAATGAGTTATTGATGTTGCTTGATTTTAAACTTGCTAGGGTATTATGACATACGAAGAAATGAAAGCTAAATATTGTGGAACCAATATTCGTAGAAAGCCGAAAAGTGAAGAACATAAGATACAAGCATCTTGTATTAGATGGTTTCGCCTCCAATACCCCCAATTAAGAAACATCTTATTTGCTGTTCCTAATGCAGCAAGAAGAAGTGCTAGAAACGGGGCATACATGAAAGAAGAAGGGATGCTTTCGGGGGTTGCAGATCTGATACTTCTTAAAAGTAATCGTTTCTACGGTGCTTTGTGTATAGAAATGAAAAAGCCAGGTGAGTACCAAAGAACAGCACAAAAAGAATGGCAGAAGGAATGCGAGGCGGCTGGAAACAAATACGTCGTTGTCCGTTCCCTTGACGAATTTATCAAAGTGGTAACCGATTATTTGAATAACATGTAGTTATGGCTGTTTCGCAAATTATAAAAGATATTCGGTGCCTAAAGAAACTGATAAAAAATGCTACTGGATTGAAAGTCTATGAGCAAGAAGCTATTTATCATCATGATTCATATTGGAGTATTTCTAATGAATATAAAGACAAAAACAGTCCTCATATCACAGTTACTAGAGGTGGCTATTGGACCTTGGATGATGGGGCAGAATACAAAACATCTATTTATGCTCCCTCTTTATCGATTGGCATACGTAGAAATTTCAACGCTCCATTATTTCAATCTTATATTGATAGAATAGTTCAGGCATTAGATAGCTGTTTTGGAGAAAAGCAGTGGAATTACTGTAATGAAGAATGTATTACTTGGCGTCCAATGTCTCGATTTAGTTTTTATATTCAAATCCCCAATTTTAAAAATTTACACTTATGAAACCGAATGAATTAGAAGAATGGCATAAGCTGTCAAAGGTCCTTCTTGCATTTACTAATGATTGCAGTGAAGACATAAAGCCTTATATTTTGGGGCAGCTGGAAGCTCTATGCGAGATACTGTCTGGACAAATTGATTTTGAGAAATAAAACTTGTGTCGATTGGTTCAACTTTTATTATCGGCAAATCGTTCTTTGACATTTTGTTTTCAGCTTTTAATCTGCCTTATTACTGCATTGGAATAAATAAAGCCAGACATTATATCTGGCTTTATTTATCAATTAGTCCGAACCTTTTTAATTCGGCTTTATTGATTCGAGAGTTACTCTTTATCTTATCACAAACAAGGCTAATATCTTCCTCATCCAATGTGCCTAAACTAGTACTTTTAAGAAGTTTGTTCTTCTTTACTATTTTAATTGAAGAGCAATCTATGTAGCTATCATATGAAAGGAAATCATAACTTTCCCCTTTTATAAGATGTTGCATTGCTCGTACATTAGGTGGCAGATTCATATTAATAAAGGAGTTAAAGATGACACCACCATAAACGTTTCCATCGTTATCAAAGCCAAGTACTACAAAAAATTTATCACGACTGGTATCTCCGGGTTTGGGTACTACTCCATTGGCCTTGTTCATCGTAACGCAAAACACATCTCCTATCTTAATTTCCGAAGGTTTCATCAAATGCTATTGAATCATTAATATATTTTACAAGTTCATCATTAGCTCCTCCATCAAGGGCAATATCACCCGGATCAATAACATGATTCCCCTTTTTGTCTCTCGCTTTTTGCCAACAAGTTGTATGAGAAGTTTTTTCCAACTCCTTAAAACTCATTTTCCCGTATTTGGAAATACATAAATCTAAAGTGTCTTTATCATATTGTGAAAGATAATCCATATTCGGTTCACGTTTAGATAATAGATAGTAATCTACAACATGAACATCATCTGTCATTTTTGAAAGAACGCTTTTTTGCCCCCGTATTGTACTATACAAAATTGTTGGTACTGGTCCATGGGGAAGAGCACAAAACTTATCTGCTATCATCAGTTGTCCCCAGTCAACCAAGCTGCGTTGATTGGCAAAATATAATATCTTGAACAAATGATAATAGTCCATACCCCCAGTTTTATTAAGGATATAAAGTACTATTTCTATGATTTTTTGTTGTTCAAATTTTGTCATTTTTTTAGGGTTCTTGGTCACTAATTATATAACTGCATATTCAAATATATGCATTTTAATGCAAAGAAACAAACAATAATTCAATAAGCAAACGATTAACGGCTTAATTAACACGTTAATTAACATGTTTATAGCTAAAATATCGGTTTATTAGGGAGCTATATAAATAAAGAGATGCATTTCATCCCTTATTTGTTAGCCTTTCTCGATTGTTGTTTTTACTACTATTGGTTGACCGCAGTGTGGGCAGGTGTCAGACTTGGTTTGTTGGGCGACTTCTTCCGGGGACGCGAATAGCTGCCACATGGGGACGTTGAGGGCGGTGGCGATTTTTTCAAGTGTAGCAGTTGTCAATGATTCAGCAGCAACCATTTGTCTAACAGCAGATAGGCTTACATTCATTTTATCTGCCAATTCTTGTTGTGTGTAATGTTTCTCTTTTAAAAGTTCCTTTATTCTCATAATTATCTTTTTGATTTCAAAAATACAGATTATTTATGAAGAATACAGTATATACTATATTAATTTATGCAAAAGAAATAGTATATTATAGTTGTTTTGTTTGACGATATACAGTAAATACTGTATCTTTACATCAAATAAAAGAACTAATAACAATTAACTCCTAAATATATGAAACGCTACAATTTATCAGAGATAATGAAAAACGCTCACAGATCGTATAAGTATTCAGGCAAGCAGCAAGGTAAGACTTTCGGTGAGGTGCTTAAAGCAACTTGGAAGCTTGCAAAACTTCAAGCTATCTTCACGCAGGAAGCAGTAAAAGCACGAACTGATAAATTTTTGACAGAAAGTAACGAAGCTATAAGAAGAGCGGCTAAGTCTACTCCTAGCAAAGCATACAATGATTTATCAATTCCTTCGTCGGCATATTACAATCCGAATAGCACCGGTAGATATGGGGCCCATTATGTAGGAGATTAACTAACACTTTAAAATATAAAACAATGAAATACGAAGTTTCTAAGAAAGGTTCAAGCGTAACATTTAAGTTCGAAACATACGAACAGGCGGCTGATTTCTGCTATATGTATGTCATGTCAATGCACGTGAAAGGTGATAGATTCCCTGAACTTTCAATTAGAGAGATAAGCGAGTAATCAGAACATTAAAATTTAGAGCAATGGATAATATTTTGAACTCAACAGTTGAAATGAGCCAAGCAGAACTTATCCTTCAGTTGGCCAAAACGAATGTGGAACAAGAGAAAAGGCTTAAAACTACAGAGCTAAGATTAAGCGCACTCGAAGAGGAAATAAAAAAGTTGTCTTCAAAGTGCATTGGTAACTATGGGTGCTCCACCATGTCATCATATATCCAGAGGTACAAATTACCGATCTATGTGAGTGACATTTCAAAGCTTAGCAATGATGCTGCACGATTATGCAGAAAAAGGGGGTATCCGGTCAATAAGGTAAATATTGAACGTTTCGGCGCAATCAATGTTTATCCGGACTTCATTCTTCATGAACTACTGGATGACTATATAAGGACCACACAGCGTCTTAATGGAAGTATAATAAGATAATAATACAAACTATAAAGCAATGATTAAGGTAGAAATAAGCCAATACTTAGCAATGTTAAAGTCATTCACTGAATGCGCTCAATACAGAGCGGAGTGTTACCGGTTAAAAGCTGAAAACGAAAAGCTAAGATCTGAACTGTCGGATAGTTTAAAAGATTCTCGGTCTCCCCGTAACAAAATCGAATACTTCGATTACGGTAGCCGGATAGGAACTAACTAAGATGAAAGTTGTGTTGGGGCTTCGGTCTGACACTTTAAGTTGATGCCAATCGACACAGTGACAATCTGAAAAATGGTTGTCACTGTTTTACCGATTTTAGTGGTTCTAAGTGAATCATGTAATTTGAAATAATAACTATTATCCTTAATTATCAATATGATATGAAGGTAAAATAGTACATAAAACAATTTTATTAACAACATAAATAATTAGTATTATGAAACAAGAATCAAGCGCAATCAATCCGTATAACGGAATGTTTGGACAGCAAGGATGGATTTGTCCGAAGTGTGGAAGGGTATATTCACCTTTTACCCAAATGTGTTTGTATTGCAAACCCAATAATACAAATACAATTTCTAATACAACCGTCAGTGAAGAAAAATTAAGAGAAAACCGTAAAACAGAGTAATATGAAACAGACATTAGAAGAAGCCGAGAAAGAATATTGCGAAAAGAATTATCCGTATTCAGATTTGAATATAAGGTTGCTGGTGGAAAATGCGTTTGAAGCTGGTGCTGAATGGCAATCAAATCAATCACCTTGGATAAGTGTGAAAGAGAAGGCTGGTTGCGATTCATCGAATGATTGTATTGTAATGGATAGTGATGGTGAGGTATTTAGAGCATGTTTCATCAGAAACAAGTGGCTGAAATATAATCGCGGGTATTATGTGATAGACAATGTGACTCACTGGATGCCTATCCCTTCATTCGATGAAATACTCGAAACTAACAAAGATGATTTTTTAAGCCATCATATAGATAAGGTCAAAATGGAAATTATTCGCATTGTAGCTAATGATGCGCAAGCAGTGACTTTTCAAACACTTGGACAGTATCGAAGTTGGCTGATGAAAACTATTAGCGAGTTATGTTACCCAATACCTGAATTATGAGTAGAACACCTAAAATAAATAAAGTTTGGAATAAACAGGAGAAACGGATAGTCCGGCTTCTCTATCGCAAAGGATTTGAGATAGATTTATCAACCTTGTATTGGGCCTCCTATAAAGAGACAGGAAAGAAGTACAGACATAAAGGCTCTCCGTTTAACTATTCGGGTTATCGTGATGAAGTCTATTTTTGTACTTGGGACTATTGGGGAGAATGTGATGAACATCCTTTAGTTGACCGTTTTATAGAAAAAACGACATGGGAAAATATTCCTGATGACGTACTAAAGAACTGTGGTGATATGTGTGAAGTATATTCACGATCAAATTTCCAATATAAAGGTAGAAAGTGGCTGATTAAATATTTGTCAGCCCTTCCCACCGTTAGATGCGATTCGAAGATAAATAAAATTCTGATAATCAAACATTATTAAAAACTAAATAGAAATGAGCAAATATCAAACAGAAGCCGGGATAGAATGTACCCTCGAAGAAGATAAGCTAATTGATTCATTGAAAAGATTAGCTAAAAAATGGGATAAGGACGGCAAACGTCTTTGGCTGTATTCAGCCAGTGGTTCACTTCATGTAATGATGCACGGAGATACAGACTATAATCCTACACCGGAATTTACGCAATATGGAGGTAGCAACATTGAAAATAGCGTAACTACTATTGATGGTATATTAAATGATGGTGGTGATTGGTAATTAACTAATAATTGATAAAAAACGAACTATGGAAGAGATAGATTTGAATGATACTGTTACTGTGGAACTGACAGAATGGGGAGCAGTATATCTTAATGCGCTGAATACGTTTAAGATACTAACCACTCTAAAAAACTGTTCTTATAATCACCATTATAAAACGGACTATAAAGAAGGTGATATTTATAGAAACCAACTTTATCAGTTAATAGCAGAGTTTAAAGACGGGATTAGGTTTGATAAACCGAAACCTTTTAATAAGTTGAAGAAAGCATGTTAAACCAGATAATAAAAAGTTATGGGATTTACAACGCCTTGTTTTATTAGAAAAAATACGGAGGAACTTCGTAAGAGGTTACAAGAATTGGGGTATATCAAAAATTCTCCTGTCTGGACGGATAATTGCCATATAATATGGGCTTATCAATATTCCCAAGAAAAGGGTTTTGACATTCCTCACTATGTGATGGCAAATGCTTTTGATATTCCTTTTGATAAACATAGCCTTTTATGCGGGAAATTTATTGATTGTGGAGTCGAAGAGGATTTGTTTCTTGCTATAGCCGCATTGAGGGACGATAGTAACTACATGCAGTGGTTTATAACAGATTCCCCTCTTAGCGTTTCTTATGACGATTCTATTGGTAACGATCATTATTTCACAGAACCCAAAGGCAGTATGTTCTTTTGGGATGAAAATTGGAATCATGCCACTATTATTTCAGGAAGTTATCACAAGGCTACAGTAGAAGAACTTATTAATCATTTCAAATAAAAGGAAGAAAATTTATGCCGATAAGCGAAGTATGCAATATAGACCGAATGGATTTCTTAAAGAAATTCCCAGATAACTTCTTTGACTTGTTCATAGATGATCCACCATACGGAATTGGAGCGGATAATCCTTCGATCAAGCCCAATACTGTAAAACAAAGTAATGGTAATATACTGTATGTTAAACAATCCGTTTATCCGAAATCAGACTGGGATTCACGAGTTCCCCCTCCAGAATATTTCGATGAAGTAAAAAGGGTTAGCCGAAATCAGATAATATGGGGAGTAAACTACTTTAATTACGACTTTACTGGTGGACGCATTGTTTGGGATAAGCTAAATGGTGATACTGACCAATACGATTGTGAAATAGCTTACTGCAGTATGAATGACAGAACCGACCTTATATATTGCATGTGGCGGGGAATGATTCAGGGAACCTATTGTGGAAAGGATTTATCTAAGGCAATTATCCAGCAAGGAAACAAAAAATTGAATGAAAAGCGGATTCATCCCTGCCAAAAGCCTGTGATTCTATATGGGTGGTTACTCAATCAATATGCCAACCCCGGTTATAAGATCGGTGATGCTCACATGGGTAGTCAAAGTAGCCGGATTGCAGCTTACAAGCTAGGATTCGACTATTGGGGATGTGAAAAAGATAAGTTTCATTTCAAAGAAGGTAATTCTCGTTTCCGCTATGAATGCCACGGAGAAATAAAAACAAATAAAGGGATTTTAGTGCAAACAAATCTATTTGACTTATAATATTAATATAACAATGAAGAAAATTGAATTTTACCCAGGAATCAATCTTGATAAAGCATATCAAGAATTGCAGGAGAATGCACCATGTTATGGTGAATTTAACGAGAAAACGTTGTATTCTACCGATTCTCTCAATGACGTGTATGTCAAAGTGACCGGCAAGTCAAAAGTGGAGCATGATGAATATATTCGCAAAATACGCGAAGAGTACGAACGTAAAGAGGCGGAATTTAAGGCTAAGATCCCTAAATTAACCGCAGATTACAGAAAACGTGCAAGGGGAATTATTCCGGAAGAACATTTAAAATACTGGGATAAAATAGTTCCTATCAGACTGAATGACTTATATCATGGTATGGAACTTGACTGCTGGTTGACGTTTATTGAGATTTTGAATGATACATCAAAGGAAGTGTTGGAAAGATTTGAAAGATGTCGGTTTATCTTCTGTGAACAAGGTCACAGTGGCATGAGTTCAGGACTTGTCTTTATGGGGTTGAAGCGTTTTCATCCATTAGGGGAAGCGTTAGTATCATATATTAAAGATTCAATAAAAGCATAGTATTTGTATGGAAATAAACTGTAAATACTGCCCTAAAAACGATGGTGCAGGGACGTGCAAAATAGATGACTGTCCTCTTCTTCCTATTATACAGGAAATAGAAAAAATGCAGTCATTCCTTGAAACAACCGCTAGTGATAACCCAAAAGAACTAATAGAACGTCTTACTGACATAAATGTCTACTTGGCCCGTTCAGGGAAACTCTTAGCTGATGCAAAAGCATATCAGGATCAAGTGACTGCAAATATATATTCGCAGCACATGGAGTTTATATCGCGGGTTCCGGCTACTGTTGCAATAAAGTTTGTTGCAGCCCAAAGTGTGACTGCTAATCAGTTGGTTGTATGGCTAGATCGCATAAATCGAACACTTGTTCATGCTGGAGATAATATACGTACGCAGATATCCTTTGCAAAGCAGGACATGGCATTGCAAAGAAAGGGATATTGAAAAAACGTTAATCACGGAAAAAAAACTGATTTGAAGTGATTGTTTTTACGTCACTTTTATTTAGCTTTACACCGTGAAAATAATGAATCATCTTAGTGGTGTTTGATGACAAAAGGATATTAAATAGGCTTTCTTGGAGTATATACCCTAAACACCACATCAAGGGTATAGAAACTCGAAAGCCTTCGCTTTTTATAGATGAATACAATAGGCATACATGGCAAATCCATTGGTTAATTTCTAAAATACTAGATTTAATTATGTCGAGACCTAATAAGACAGGTTTGAGTTATTTCCCAATGGATGTTGATTTATTCCAAGACATACGAATAAGGAAACTAATCAAGTATCAGAGTGGCAAGGCTATAACAGTATATGCTCTCCTGCTATGTCTTATCTACCAGCGTGGGTACTACATGAGGTGGGATGAAGAGTTGCCCTTCATTATATCGGAACAAACCGGGTTTGAAGAGGCGTATATACTGGAGGTCATCAGAAGCTGCATGACACTAGGGTTATTCTCCAAGAAACTGTATGATGACGAACAAATCATTACGTCAAAAGGGATTCAAGAGCGATACCTGTATATATGTAAACTGCTCAAAAGAAGAGTGAGCATTACTGAATATTTGCTTATTGATGAAGAAAAGGAGCTTGTTACTTCTCAAGAAACCGGGGTTATTTCCGGAAAAACCCCGGTTATTTCCGAAGAAACTGCTTTAAATTCGGTGAAAATGCAACAAAAGAAAAGAAAGGAAAAGGAAATAAAAGAAATCTCTCTATTGAGAGATAAAGAAAAGTTTCCCCCTCCCGAGGTTGTAGACAAAACATTAAGCGAATGCTATGATGAACTATCATGTGACAGAAGTTGGATTGAAATCGTAACGATGAATACACGTAATTCCGGTCATAAGGATTTTACGATAGACATGTTCGGAATGTATTTAAAACGTTTTTTCGAGAAGCTCCAAAACGAGGGAGAGGTAAGAAAGTCTCCCAAGGATGCAAAATCGCATTTCTCCCGTTGGTTGAATATTGAACTGAAAAAGAAAGGCAATTATGAACCAAAACCAATTACCAACAACATCTACGAGCAGAAGCGAATTGATTCTGAGCGGAGAAAATCTAAACTCATGGCTGAGTTCGCAGAAGCGGACGCAAAATTCCTTGCAGAACAAGAAGCTAAACGAAAAGCAGTTGGCTTTATTGGAGAAATATCCGACACCTTCCCGGATGGCGGTTGATTACAATCCTGACCTGCAAGGGAAACTTGCGAAGTCGAATCTTACACTTGCGGATATTGCAATGAATGACAACATACCTTCGTTGTCCATCATCCGCTCCGTGTACGGTGAAGACAATGCACTTAGGTGGCTGAAAGTGCAGTTTGACAGCCTAAACGATTATGCGGAGCAAGGGAAGGGTATAGCAGACTCACAACTGGATGAACTTTGTATCCTTGTCCTGGGTGAGTATTATTGGATGAATTTAGCTGAAATATGCAACTTCATATCCAGGCTCAAGTTGGGAAAATATGGGCCGTTTTATGGAGCCATTGGTCCAATGAAGATTACTTGTTCGCTCCTGGAGTATATCAAAGAGCGACGTATTGACATCGAACGTTATGAACGAGAGCAATACCGCATTCAGCGACAAAAAGAGATAGAGGAGCGTGGTAATAATAGCATATCATACGCAGAATATCTTGAGCAAGAAAAGAAGCTTGTCGAAAAGGGTAATAAGGATGCTATTGAAAGAGCTTCGAAGCGTATCGGAAGCACTTGTTTGTCAACAGGTTAATTAAAGATAAAGCCTTGTGAATAAAACGAGTAATGTTTGTTTACAAGTGGAAAAATAAGTAACTTTATACCTGTAAATCAGAAATATATAAAATATAAGAGCAATGAAAACAATTAGAAAATTAACTGAAAGGGAAGTGGTACTCAACAGGCTCACACAACCTATTCCTATGCCTGTTATTTACTCACTAAATTACAAAGTTAGTAACCAAACAGATGATAATTCAAGGTTATCCAGTAATTTGTAACGGCATTCATAATGCCGAAAGGCATCTTAAGCCTATGTGCAAACAATGCCTGTTGTATACCAAAGTAAAGCAGCCATCGAGAAGTTCATGGCGCATAAGTGGAATTGAAAAATGTATCATAAATCATGTTAGTAGGAACAACAAATCTTAATACGACGCTCAATATGGCATACGTCCTGACTGACGTCGTGGAAACGCTTCTATACGATTTGAGAAGTGAAATGGGAAAACAAGGTTATGAATTGCGTCATGATGCAAAACGCAATTTCAACACAGCAATAGCCGCGATCCGGAAATTGAAACAAGATGTGGATAAATCCCAGCTATCCACACAGGAAAACTTCGGAAACGACTCCGACTGTCTTCTGGCTTTCATCCGGCTGTTGGTAGACCGCTGCGGTGACGATGACAAGAAGATGTTTGAGTTTTATAATTATATTAAACGATACCCGTCGCAACTCGGCTTGGAACTGTCTGATGAAAAGTGTGTGTTTGCGCATATTTTCGAGAATAAATAACAATCAAACATTTAAGAAAGGAACATTATGGAAAATGAAGAATATCTCTGTATTAATTGTGCTAAAAAGATAGAATGTTATGGACCTGACATCAAATTAGAAGAACCTGATTTATGTATTCCTATAAGCTGTATAGATTATCAAGATATAGAAGAAAAATTTAATTCATAACTAAACAGGAAATGAATACAACCTTTGAAAGAACGGCTACTGCTACCGATGAATGGTACACACCGAAAGAAATCATAGATGCGCTGGGTGTATTTGATACAGATCCGTGCGCTCCAGTTAATCCACTTTGGCAAACAGCTATTCGAATGTATAACAAGAACCATGACGGATTAACAAAAAACTGGATAGGTAGGGTTTGGCTTAACCCGCCTTATTCCCGTCCGCTTATAGAGAACTTTGTAAAGAGGCTGGCAGAGCATGGCAACGGCATTGCTTTACTATTCAATCGGTGCGATAGCAAGATGTTTCAAGATATCATCTTTGAAAAAGCAACGGCTATGAAATTTCTACGGAACCGGATTCGCTTCTATCGCCCAGACGGTACTCGTGGAGATTCGCCCGGTTGTGGTAGCATTTTAATCGCTTTCGGCGAAGAGAATGCAGAAGTATTAAGGACATGCGACCTCACAGGTAAATATGTACGAATCAATTAGAGTAAAACAGTTTAGATATGAATTAAATTAAAGTAAAACAAAATAGAAAGGAACATTATGGATGATAGATTATATCCGGTCTGTGAACTAACAGCCGAGCAGAAAAAGGCTTTTAACAAGCTAAAGAAAGCATATAAGGGGTGTGAAGAGGCAGGTATTTACTTTGCCAACAACTATGGTAATTTGATGGCTTTTGATAACAAATTAGTTGCTGGATATGGAGATGATAGTATTTCGCCAGGTGGTGAATATGCAGTAAGGCTTACCTATGGTTGCCCTGCAGATTCTATAAAAGTGGCTAATGAATGGGCTGATGATACACATACATTGGGACTAACTAAAAAGGGTATGAAACTATATCTACAGGAGGAGGAAGAATGAGACTAATTACAAAACAAGCTGCCAAACTGAAAGAGCTTGAAGCCAGACGGGAAAGGCTCGTTAATCGTGTTGCTAAACTCGATCTGAAAATCGAAGAGCAAAAAGAGAAGATTTCCCAGTACTATAAGAAGCAAGGTATTAACGTATAACAGTATAGAAACGAATTAGATAGCCTTGGACGGGCTTTGTAAAATCCACAATTCATTATGGACGATTTTAAATCACGCCTGGTTGAAGAGCAGGCACAACTGGAAGAAAAGCTTAATAAGTTGAATGGCTTTAATCAAAGTGAAAAAGCCAATGAAATTGATCCTGTACAAAAATCACTGTTAATCATTCAGGCAGGTGCTATGTACACTTATAACGAGTGTCTAAAAGAAAGATTAGCGAGATTGTAACATCAGCAGTAAGGCGGTCTTTTGTGGCTGCCTTCCCTCAAATTAATAAAGTATGGAATATAAAGAGTCTAAACATTTACATTTCCTAAAAAGGAAAATTTATACAAGATATGCGGGTTGGCAAGGATGTATAAACATTCTCCCATACCTTGTAATCAGGAGGAATCCACTAAGGACTGACTGGGTTGATTTTTCAGTTGAATGCGGTTGGCTATTGTGGGTTGCCGGAGTTAGAGTTGAGCCAGAGAAATAAAGTAAAACCATACAGAAATGCACCAACAAGATTTTGACGAAGTAGTAAAAAGACTACCGTCACCAGCAAAAGTAGAGGCTGACAGATATATTGCCTATAGCCCTAATACTATTTTTCGATTTATTTTTCGGAAAGAGGTCTTTTTTATTACATCCCAAAGAGTGACATTAACAATGTGGATCTTAGACAGTATTCAGAAATAATAAATTCAAAACTGATCAGTAATGAAGAAAATACTAATAATTCTCGCAGTCGTCTCATTGACCGGCTGTAAAACTGAATATATATATCTGACCGTATTCCCTGTAAAAGGGGTTACAGAAATAACAGATACAATATATGTCGCCTCCGATAATCGCTTTAAAATGGATTTTCAGAAAGCAGACAGTATATTCAGCGTAATAGAAAAGGCTTCTGATGATGCTATGAAATCGGCTATTTTAAAATTTAAACGATGAGAATATGCAGATAAAGTATATACGATTGAAAGAAAAAGAGCATGTCTGTGATTACTGGCTTATGCTCGCCTATCGTACACTTTTACAGCGTACAAGGAAAAGCAGGAAGCGTAAAGAGTTTGCCCGGAAGATAATTCGGCTTTGCAAAGGTTCTGATAAGCGAATTATGGATATATCAGATGATTATAGATTTTGGACTGCCAAAGAACTGTATGATATTATCGTCAGTAAATAACCCTCAATACAAGAAAGAAATGAAAATAATTAAAAATTTGACTGTCAAGATGACTTATAGAGTTGGACTTGGCAATGTAGAAGTTCCAGATGATGTCTATGATTTTTTTGCAAAATGCTATGATGAAGGTGGAGATGTTCCAATGCCTAACGAAAGTGACGAAGACTCTGCGGAAGCATATGAATGGCTTTCTGATAATATCCGAGAAGCGGATGCAATGGATTGGGAATATGAGATAGAAGACTTTGAAGAATAACCTTCAATACAGTATAGAAATGAAGATAATAGCCAAACAAGATTCAGAAGGTGAGATCCTGAAACAACAGAACAAACTTCTTCTGCGAGATTATGAAAGAGCGGTCGCATCCGGTTGCTTTCAAGGTACACTTGAAGAATTTAAAGAATTTCGGGAAGTTGGCTGCTGGGGATTTACCAGCATGAACAGGGACGATTTTTCAGGCTTTTCCCAAATTCCTAATGACTTAGGATGTAGTGTTAACGGCGCTTCAGGTTCTTTGGGTGTAAGTTCCGTATCTGCCTTTATTCTTGTTCCCCGAGAATGTAAATATTGTAAGGTGGATTCTTTTCCTACCCTTGAGGAGGCAGAATATTTTGTTTCAGAGAATCCCCGTATGACTGATGTCGAAATTATCACAGAATGTGAATTTGTAAAAGCATGGAATGATAGGTTTTATCCGTTGAACCGATTATAAATACTCAAGTAGTTATGATAGAAATATTAGAATTTATCTTTCAGAGTTTCTGGCATTGGTTAGGTACCGTAATACTTATAGCTGTCATTCCTGTGCCGTTTGGAAGCACTCGAACTCTGTTACGTATAAAAAGACATGCAAAAAATAAAACTGATAAGATATGAAGGAGTCACATACAGGCATTGGGATATGCCATTGCCGCCAATGTCGAATGGATAAGAAGCATTGCAGTTCTAAAAAAAGAAAGTTTGAGAAACGGGCTATAAATAAGTTCCGTCGGAAACAATTGAAATTAGATGAAATAATAAAATGCAATCGTTTCGGAAAATATTGGGCTTGATCCCAATATTTCTCGATTTTAAAAAAGAAAAGATATAATTATGAAACAGACAGTAGAAGAAGCAGCAAATGACTATCTCAACAGAATATTAGAGTCAACTGATTTTGAGATAAATTTTGAAGAAAACAATTACGATTCTGGTGCTCGTGATGCAATATTGGATGTTACCGAGAGGGCTTTTGTTTCTGGTGCAGAATGGCAGGGAAAGCAATCCCTTTGGATAAGCGTTAAGGAACGGTTGCCGGAAGAGGATGGGTATTACTTTGTTACTGACGGTGATGTCGTTGAGAAAGTTTATTTTTTTAAAAGATGGAATAAGTTTGTATCAACTAGGGATTATCCTCATCTATTTTACGATGAAGGCGTAATAAAAGCCTGGTTACCTATTCCGTCTTTTGATGAGATACTCGAAGCCAACAGAGATGTACTGGAACGAATTAAAGAGAAAGGAGACTGAATATGGATAAAATCAAATGTATAACCTTCGATAAAGCAGCACAAGACGCTTTGCCAGAACGCATCAAAGCTAAGATGAAGGCTGACAGAGAAAAAGCTAAACGAGAGGCATACAAGAAGCTATGTTATAACTTCGAGTATAAATTTGACTCCAATATTGCCCATTGTGCAAAGAAGGGAGTATGTGATGAAAAATGTGAATATATGAGAACTTTTAAAGGATAGAATAATGAAAGGAAAAACTAATATCGGAATTGAGCTTTCAAAAACAGAAATGCTTGCCATAGGTACAGAAGTTGAGATTTTAGATAGTTTGAACGGATATGCTGGTGTCGTATACCGATGTAAACTCCCCAAAGGAAAACAAGTTATGATTAATTCTAATAAAGTTGATATTACGGATTATAGCCCTTATATTGATTGGGAACAGAGGCGTTATGAAATAGCAAAGGAAACAGTTACTGCAATAATGTCAAATGAAGATTTCTATCATCAGGTTTTATGTGAGGGAGCAGAGCATGGTCAAAGACAAATTCAAACTAATATTGCACGTGCCGCAGTTATATTTGCTGATGCTCTTATTAAAGAATTAAAGAATTAAAGAAAGGAGAATAACTATGACCGAAAAACTTGTAACATTAGATACGGCGAAGCTGTTGAAAGAGAAAGGATTTGACGAGCCATGTTCGATAGCTATTAATATTGAAGATGGTAGACAATATGGTACTAGTAGAACAAATAGCGAGTTACCAATAAAAGTATGTTCCCATCCTACTCAATCCGCTGCCCAAAAGTGGTTGCGTGACACTAAATGCCTCCATATTGAAATAGGCTATATGTATGTAGACTATTGGCTTTACGATATTCTGACAATACCTACCCATGAGCTGATAGGATTGGAGGACAGAGACTCTGTTCGTTACAACACCTACGAAGAAGCACTTGAAGCAGGAATACAGGAAGCATTAAAACTTATGTGATTATGGAAAATATTAATTTGAATAAATGGCGCGACCGTGCTTATAAGACAGCCTGTGAGCACGGTTTCCACGATAAGGAATTAAGTAATGAACATTGCTTAATGTTAGTGATCACAGAGCTTTCCGAAGCTGTAGAAGCGGACCGAAAAGGTAGATTAGGAAAAAATTGTAAACGTCGTTTTGAAATGGAATACAATCGTTATCCTGCATTAGTAGAGGAAGAAAAACGATTTAAGTGCTCGTTTGAAAATAATGTAAAAGATTCACTTCACGATGAACTTGCCGATGCTGCTATACGACTGTTAGATCTATGCGGGCTACGTAACATTGAGTTAGAAAACGATTGTCTGGATGATGAAGTGCTTGAAGAATATTCGCGTATATTCATTGGCAAAACATTCACAGAATCCATTTTCAATATTACTAAAAATCTTATTGATGGAGATATATCCTACTCTCTAATTAAGATTTTCGGGCTTGCTAAGCATCTTGATATTGATTTGCTCTGGCATATTGAACAGAAACAAAGATATAATGAATTAAGACCTATGTTGAACGGGAAAAGATATTAATCATGAACAGAGAAATAATATTTAGAGGAAAAAGAGTTAATGGTGGTGAATGGGTAAATAGCATGACTATCTCCCATGGAACCATCAAAAGGAAAACATATGCTGTTTTCTTTGAGATAGAACCTGAAAAATGGATAGGAGTTATCCCGGAAACAGTAGGCCAGTTCACCGGTATAACAACTTCAGGAGATGGCGACCCAGAACGGATCTATGAACATGATATTGTAGGTTTTGTAGATATTGATCAACATGTTGTGGCAGAAGTGATTTTTGAAAATGGAAGTTTTTGTTTCAGAGATAAAGAAGGACAAGTATACTATCCATGTGACGTACAATGTGTTAGCGTGTTGGGGAATAAGTTTGATAACCCTGGATTAATTAAGGAATTGAAAGGGGAATAACTATGGAAAACAGAAGAAAGTTAGCAATAGCTAATATGTGCCGTTGTTTTTTACACTATCACGGTTTTATAACGGATAGTGAAAATCAAAAAGTTCACCAAAGGATAATGAAATGGCAGGATAAAAATAAGGTTTTCATTTCAGAAGCCCAATTAGAGTCTGTCGATTTTACCTATGATGATAATGCAAAAGAAAAGGAGGACTAACTATGGGATTTACAACACCATGTTTTATTAGAAAAAATACGGAGGAACTTCAGAATAAATTAAAAGGTCTTGGTTATTATTGCAATCCGTATTTAGGTTGGAATAATCTATGCACTTCCACATACGGACTTGCTTCTGTTTATTCAATGAGCGATGATATAAATGTTATCTCTAAAGAAATGGATATTATTGATTGCGGAACCAATGAGGAACTTTTCCTGGCTATAGTCGCATTGAGGGACGATACAGACAAGAACCAGTGGTTTACGGATGGTTACTTATGGTTTAAATGTGGTGATGAAATGTGTGATGAAACTATTGAATACTATCTTAATAAATACGGTAGAAAATTTCACAAGGCTACGGTAGAAGAACTTATTAATCATTTTAAATAAAAGGAGGAAAGAATGAATCGTACAATAAAATTCAGGGGGAAAACGGTTAATGACAATAAATGGGTATATGGAGATTTGCTTCATATTGCGGGAGGATGCATTATCTATCATGGCTCTCAAAAATATTATGAGATTACTACCGGCAAGCATGTTTCCGTTGAGTTGCTTCATGATGAAATCTCTGTTGTTGTTCCAGAGACCGTCGGGCAATTTACTGGTTTATTCGACAAAAATGGAAAGGAGATATACGAAGGTGATATACTTCTTGTAAAAGATGAAACAGACCAAGAAGATCCTGGTGAATGCTATGAAGTTGGATTTAAAAAAGGATGTTTTGGGTACATTTCAAAATATGGAGGCGAATTACTTTCATTTTGCGACTATGAAATAGAAGAATATATTGTTGGTAACATTTCTGATAATCCAGAGTTGATGAAGGAGGAATTATGAAAAAGATACTTTTTAATGATAAATTGGGACTTACACAGGCTGTTCTTGACGGTCGCAAGACGATGACGAGAAGGATTGTTGCTTTGGAATCTACCTTAGCCATAACTTGGGATTGTGTAACCGAAATAGATAGAGATATTGCAATTAAAAATTATATCGTAGGCAATATAAAAAACAGGTATGAAGTAGGCGAAGTGGTTGCTATTGCGCAATGCTATATGGATATTGACCAGTTTCACCGAAATGGTAAAAATGCAGCTTATTTAGAACTGTTACCTGGACTGAAATTATATCCAGGATGGGGTAACAAAATGTTTGTTAGATCTGATCTAATGCTACATCATATCCGTATTACTGATATCAAAGTCGAGCGCCTAAAGGGTATATCTGATACAGATTGCTTACGTGAGGGAATAGTGAAGGGGCAATGCGGCTCAAAAGAAACACATTTCATGGATGCTTATTATCTGCCTGTTTCCTACCAACCATATTGTACTCCGCAAGAAGCTTTTTCCGTATTAATAGACAAAATTTCTGGTAGAGGTACATGGGAGTCTAATCCCTACGTATGGGTATATGAGTTTGAATTGGTTGATTAATTGCTTGTTATTTAGTAAGTTAAACAAAGTTTAAGTAAAAGTTTTTATATTGTTTTATTTTGGTTAACTCATTGATAATTATTATCTTTACAATACTAAAAGAAACCAATAATACTAACAATTAAAAGATATATACGATTATGGCAACAAAGAAATAAAAGAAGTAAGTTACAAAGGTCACACAATAACAATGTTTGAAGATGGCTTTCATCAAGAATTTGTAATCATAGACAATGATGAAGCAAAGCTGTATGATAGCATTGCAGATGCAAAGAGAGTTATTAGAGGCGAGCAACCTTATTGCGAAATAAACTAAGTTTAACCAGCAGGACAGAAGCCCTGTATAACACATAAGAGCAATGAATACATATCACAAGTTTGCGCCAAACGTATTTTTGGCAAAGTGCGAAGAAAAGCACGAAAAAGGTGAAGAGATTCTAGTTACAACCAAGTATGGCAAAGAAAATAAAAGCATAGTTTTCAATCTTATTTTCGAGAAAGATGGCTTTTACTACTATTCCATCGTCAGAGCAGATGGTTTCAATGTTCAAGAATGGTCGAAGCAAAGAGCGGAACGCAGGCATGAATGGGCGTCATCGGCAACGCAAAAGAGTAAGGAGTATTTCAATCGCTCGAACAAAGACAAAGATTTTCTTTCTCTTGGAGAGCCAATCAAAATCGGACATCATAGTGAGAAACGGCACCGAAAAGCGATTGAGGATGCTTGGAATAACATGGGGAAAAGCGTTGAGCTTAGTGATAAGGCAAATAAACATGAAAGAGTGGCTCAATATTGGGAGAAGCGTGCCAAAACGATCAATTTGTCTATGCCGGGAAGCATTGACTTCTACGAACACAAGTTGGAACAAGCGAAAGAATACCATGAAGGTGTAAAGTCTGGTAAATATCCGCGTGAACATGCTTATACTCTTACTTATGCCAAGAAAGCAGTTAATGAAGCACAAAAGAATTACGAACTGGCTAAAAAGTTGTGGGGAGATGAAAACGAAAACCAATAAAGCGATTTCATTACTCCAGTGCGGTGATTTAAAAGCCGCACTAGCAATATTCTCTACCTTTCGCATAGGGTTTACCAAAGAAGAACAGAGAACCTTGAAAATAGCAAGTGAAAGCCTTTCCGGAAATTCCTCGTTCTATCGTCAACTTGGAATTGATACCGATAAAGCGATAGAAAAAAGTAAGTCTATTATTACATCGAAGTACTTGAAAATGAAATAGTTAAACAAAGTTTAAGTTATGCATATTTGTGGTTTAACCTATTGGTAATCAATATATTATTTGTATCTTTACATATCAAAAATAACAAAATACGTAATTGCGGAGACGCTTACAAAATAATCAATGAGAGCAATGAAAAAGATAGAACAAATGACATCTGAACTTAACCAGATATTACATTCTGATACATACCAGTTCGAGATTGATACCGAAGATTTCGTTTTCGGATTCAAAGATACAATCAAGAAACGTACCAAAAGTTTGGTTAAAGCTTTGAAGCTGGAACAAAAGGTGACGAGGGACTGCGGACGTTTTCTGTCCGATACGGTTAGAATCGTATCTGTAAGAATATACAAGAACGGTGAGTTGAGAAAAGAACTTCATGCAGAAGAAATAACAGCAACGTATAACGGATAAAATATAGAGCAATGAAAACAACTGTAAAAGTGTATTTAAGAGATGAACAAGGCAATGAAGACTACTTCATTACTCCTATTAACTTATCAGAGCAAGAAGCTCACAAGTACTATCTTGGTAACATCTTCAATATGGGGTGCGAAACAGATCACATGATGAAATGCTACAAAGTTGAGACAATAAAATCATCAAATTAGATAAATTTATGACTAAAAGTGATTGTTTTTACTTCATATTTTGTATTTTTACACCATAAAATTAAAGCAATGAGGATTTACACAAGTTATTTCGGGAATTACAGAAAACTAGCAGCTGCAAACGTAAAAATGATATGTGTTGCGCTAGGGAAGCCAAGATTTTATAATGCACCTCAGATCATAGAGGTGGCACCAAGAAGATACATGTTGGATGATAAATGGACTTATGAAGAGTACACGAATATGTATTTGAATGATGTCCTTGCAAAAGTCAATCCGCAAGAATTGATTCAAACTATCCAGCGACTCAGTGAAGACAAAGACGTCGCTCTCTGCTGTTACGAAAAACCGGGTGATTTCTGCCATCGTCATATTTTGGCAAAATGGCTTACCGAAAAGACTGGCATTGAAATAACAGAGTTTGGAGTAGTTGAAAAAAAAGAACCTAAATACGAACAAGCAAGTTTGTTTGAGATATGAATAGAGTAATTAAATTCAGGGGCAAAAGTCTTAATACCTCAATGTGGGTATATGGCGATTTACAGCAGAAAGGCAAAAGGTCCTTCATTGAGTATGAAGTAAATCCAGAGACCGTCGGGCAATTTACCGGATTGTTTGATAAGAACGGAAAAGAAATATATGAGCATGATTTAGTTGAATGTGCTGGCGTATTATGTGAGGTAGTGTATAGTGATAAAATCGGTTCTTTTGTGCTATTAGAAGTTCTGTCTCAAAATCTTGGGAACAAACCAATAGGGCAAATGATGGATATGTTCGGAATTAGATATGCAGGTAATATTTATGACAATCCGGAATTATTAGCCAACCGTCAATAGCGTTTGATGGGATGCTGTCAAATTTGCCAAGCAAGCGGTGGTTTGACAGCATAGTTAAAAGGGAATTTAGCAAAGATGGTCTATGCGTCGGACTGAAAATCCGAAGAACAAGGTTCGAATCCTTGAGTTCCCACAGTCTTGTATCAATGAACGCACCACTCTATCCGAATTGAAGACGGGTGTCGGGTCTGTCTGAAGATAGGAAAGCCGATAGAGTAGCAGATAGAAAGGGGAAGGGTAAGTCCGAAATAAGTCCCAGAGAGTATCTATCAAGGTGGATTCCCACAAAATCATGTGGCAGTTGACGGTGACGACATGGCGGTTCATAATGTTGGCAGCTTGGAATAGACAAGCTTTTGCGGAAATAGCTCATTGGTAGAGCGTTGGCATTCCAGCCAAAGAATGGGGTTCGATTCCCTATTTCCGCTCGAATGATACAGTGGCGGAATTTAGACGCTAAAGATGCTCCGTTTATAGATAGGTTGGGATGTGGCGTACCCGTAAAATTTATTGCACTCTAAAACCCCTATCATGCAGGTGTAAGTCCTGCCTGTGTCATTTATTGGAGATAGCAACCTGCAAGGAGCAGGCTTTGTTTGCTAAACAAAAGGTTCGTGAAAACGAATAGAGGTCGGAACTCTGCATCTCCGCGAATGCCGTTCAACTCGGCTCGTTGATTGAGGTTGTGGTAAGTAGGCGACAAGGTTCGATTCCTTGCATTTAGTTGGTACTGCGAGCAATCTGACAGCTTGGAAATACAAGCAAATTTGGTGGTATGGCGGAATTGGCAGACGCTAATTGAGTACGGTTAATCGTAAAGTGAAATTCTTTGCTAAGTGTTAGATAGGTTGAAACTAAAACCTGACAATCCGTATCAATCCTATCGTGTAGGTTCGAGTCCTGCTACCACCAATAAGAGATAAAATGGTCATAGGGTGCTAAGACTAATGAACGGAAGTTTCAAGTGCGCATAGAAATGGAAGTCATCAAGACCGTGCCAGGGACAGCTAGTAGGGCAAGCAGAAAACTTAACTGGACGATACTTGTGTAGGTTCGACTCCTACTTATCCCTCAACCCTTATAGTAGCGATAAGCAAAAGCAAGAACATTAAAGCTTGTACAGTTTACGGGGTGATGGAAATTGCCATCTGACACGACTGAAAGAAGCCGAATAAATTGCATAGGTGTTCTTGCAAGTAGCTTGAAGAATGGTTAGATTTGTGTTAAGCCTGCCGGGAATACGCCCGGTAGGCATTTAGCGCAAAATGTATATGAAGTTATATACAACTTAAATATATGAACGATAAAGGACTAATAAGAGCATGTGAAAACTCCGGCTGCGGTTGGAAGTGTTGTTCGTTCGGATCAGACGGACATATTGTAATTTTGCCCCATGAACTTGATGGGCATGAAAAAGAAATCTCCCATTTACAGATTATAGATGATGATTACTTTGGCGGTAAAAAGGCAAAATGTATCGCTAAGGACTGCAAATCATGTGACAATGGTTACAAGCCTATTATGTGTCGTACTTATCCTTTGTGGGTAAAATCGGTGAAAAAAAGTTTTGTGTTTCGTAGTGGTAAGTGTCCGCTAAATAATGAACAACTTACTAAACATAAGGAGTTTGTATTAGACATTTTCAACAATTACAGAAAAGTGCTGTTGCCTGAAAATGATATAGACACATTTCTTTCAAAAGCATGGATTGACCGTTATGAACTGCTGTTCCCAATAAAGAAGGAAAGCACAGAGTACAAGATGCAGGTCAAATCTTTATCTATGTCTGATATATCAGATATAGAAAAGATGGAGCAGACGCTTCTTCGCAATCCAGATATGTGTTTCGCATCAGAGCCGGAAGACATAGCCAAATGCTTGGAATCAGGTTGCAGTTATGGGTTATTCGTAAATGACAAACTGGCTGCCTATTCTCTTGCATACTTCACAGAATACGGTACTGCCTATGTGGATAAATGCTTTGTTCATTCTGATTACAGAGGGAATGGATTCCAGTACGTACTTCTCAATTCTAATATTGCTAAATTAATATCTAATGGGGTCCAGGAAATCTATGCCATGGTCTCACCGAAAAATGAAGCAAGTATCAAGAGTTTCATTAATGCAGGATTTTCTTTTAAACGAGATAGCAAATACAAAGGGATTGAACGTTTAATCTTAAAGTGGGAACTATGAAAGTTGTTGTCTATACCAAGAATATAATAGAGAACATTGAAAAGGCGCAAAGCTTTATTAATGTTCCTATCTCGTTAATGTTCAAAGATTTCTACGAGGATATTTATGGACATATCGCGGATAAAATAAACAATAAGATTTTTGGGCTTCATTTAAAAGATAGTATATGTTATTCTATTGGCAAAGCGACAAAAGATAATAGTGGTGCCGTGGTGACATCATTTACTGATGTTTGGCAATATCTTAATATCAATGGTATCGCATGTCAAGGAATACATAATTTCTACATTCCGATTAATGCTTGTGATAATAGAGAAGGTTTAAGTTGTTATGAAGCAAGTAAGTTGGCCAATGAAATAAGAATGATTTCAAGCTCCCATATATATGGCTTGATTACTTCTGGATGTCTGAATGAAAACCATCCCTCGGAAAAAGAATTGTACCGTATTTGGAAAAGCCTACGCGATAATATTGAATCTATTAGTTTGGGTGGTAGCTTTTGGCTTGGACAAGAAACTAAGATCCCAGAATTCATAAGCGATGTTCGTATTGGTGAATATATGCTGTTTGGCACAATCCCATATTGTGATTATGAGGTGAGAAAAGGTCTTAATGGCATAGAAATCGAAACAAGGGTTATAGGTATTTACCCAGAACGTAATCAATTGATTTTGGATTGTGGCTATTCAATGGTAGACTTAGATAAGTGTCAAATTAGTGATTGTACCAATTTGAAGTTTGTAGATAGTTCTAGTGAATACTCAATTATGGAGTGTGACTATGTCTCAGATTATTGCATTGGTGATGTGGTTACGTTTGTTCCCAATTATAAATCATTAGTCAAGTTGAGATATGCAGAACACGAATATAGATAAACCTTGGATTGATTATATATCCAATCGTACATTTGGCATGGAACTGGAGTTTGCCGATGGTGACAAACAACGCATCCCGCTTCCATCCGGTTACAAGTGGACGGACAACAAGTTGACCATGATGAACAATTCGGATGGTTCGGCAGTTACGCATCACGGCCAGTTCGGTGGTGAGATAAACACCCGTCCATACCATTACTGCGCTGAAGACCTTCAGGAGTTGAAAGACTTCATTCATACCATGAAAGATGCGGGAAGCTATCTTATGTGGAATGAAGGCTTTGATGCGCATCTGTACATCAAGGATATGGACCTGGATGTTATCAAGCGTATGTTTGTCCTCTCTTATTATACTGCATATCCAATCAAACGGATATTTGATATTGCGGAGTGGTGGGAAACAAAATATCTCGTACCAAGCCCTCCTTGGGATGTAGCGAAGCGTGTATTGGAAGCAGATACTATTGAGAATCTACTGAAAGTTTTTAGCAATGGTTCAGATCGAGGACACATCCGGTACTGGCTTAATTTATGTTCTATTGAAAAGATAGGAACGGCAGAATTTAGGATCTTCAATAGCTCCTGGGATTTCGATAAAATACTGGAAACAATCAAATTCATGTATTCGTTTGTGGAGTACGCCTACCTGCATGAAGATATGGAAGAGTATAAGCAACTCACCACAATTGATAGGTGCCTTGAAGTGTTCAATATAGACTATTCTAAGGTTCCCCAAAGACATAAACCGTTACTTTGGGCAGCAGAACACTCGGATAATGTTACAATAGTAGGCTCCATGTTTAAGAAATCCAACCGTATGCTTTCCTTTATCAAGAAAGAGGCTTCCAAATTCGATGTAGCCCATGTGGTAAACTCGTATTATATGGATATAGAGCAAATACTTACCAACCGTGAGATTAAGGTGTATACAAAGGAGTATTTTATCTACATGATGTATAAGGCAATCAAGGGAGAGATAAAAGAACTGCGCTTTAATGAAGAATATGAGTTTCTAAGTATTAAATCTGAAAATCCTGCTGAAATTATTGCCACTATTCACCTTTTTAATGCCATCAAAAAGCATAAGAATTCACAGGATATTTATCACAAATCGCTTTATGACGATTTTATGGCAAAGTTAGAGCATTACCATAAGAAGTATACGGAATGTTATCAAAAGCTAGTAGATAACCTTAAAAGTAAGTCTATTGAAGTGCTTTATTGTGCTGATATATCGGATGCGATTCTTAACTGTAAAGAGGATGATATACTAATCTATCAGAATGAATTTCATTCCGGCATGAAAGCTACAAGCAACGCATTACAGCGTTTCTTATTGGATGATTTTGGATCTCAAGAAAGAACTAAAACGAAATATGCAGAAATAGATGAAGAACAAGTTAATTACATGGCTCTCTCGCAGCATGGATTTATGGGCAGAAGAGAGGTATTCAAAGACCAACGCACATATATTTGGTCTAATGTGGTAGAAAGCGGAGATAGTAGCTTTAACAAGCGAACTATCGTTCCTTTAAAATATAAACGGCTTCCGGATGATTATATGCTTACGGATAAAAGCAAACTCCGGTTTGTACGTGCTTCTATGGCAGAGATTGATTATCTGCGTATGATTTACTTGAAAAAGGGTATTCTCCTCGGTTCTGCACCATTCTGTTACTTATGGTTCTTGGATGATTATGTGTTTGGGGCTTGTATGTTTGATTTCCTGAAGGTAAGCAAATACGGCATGGATGCAGTTTGGATGAAGTCGGATTTCGTGATAGACCATCCATTGCCCAAATTGAGTAGATTGCTAATTATGGGTGTACTTTCGTCAGAGTTCAAAGATGAATTGGACATAAGATATAAACATGAATGTGGAGTGATTGCTACTTCTGTATTTACCGATAAACCGGTAAGTATGAAGTATCGGGGAGTGTTTAAACTGCATGAACGCTGTGTTGGTAAACTCCATTACATACAAGATGCAGGCATTCGTGGCAACTTAGATGATATTTTAAAAGATTTTGTGAAAAAATACGGTGATGAGCCGAGAAAGGAATAATATATGGGAAAATTCAAGATAGCGGAAGTGCAATTATCTGACATTAAACTGGTCAAGAAAAATGCGCATTTCATGCAGCAGGACACGTTTAATGCCTTAGTGAATAACATTCGTAGAGACGGTCAATTATCGTCTGTACCATTCTGTGTAAAGCATTCGGATGGCTCTTATACGGTGGTGAGTGGTAATCACCGAACACAAGCGGCAAAAATGGCTGGGCTTACTTCCATCCATGTTATGTACATAGATGAAGAGGAGACTACAAACGATTGGTTGCTGGCAACACAATTGTCACATAACAGTATAGTTGGGCAAGACGATGCGGAGATTTTGAAGCAATTGCTTGATGAAATAACAGATGTCGCACTGAAAGAATATGCGCATATCAGTAATGAAGTTCTGGAAAGTGTGAAGGACATTAACTATACGGTTGAAATGCCGAATAATGAAATCGTCCCGGTAACTCTTATGTTTGTTGATACGCAGAAAACCGCATTCGATAAGTTGATGGAAACATTGGATTGCTATTCTGAAAAAGAACTTGGCAATCTTACTTTGGTAGATATGGATACAATGCACCGGTTGAATGAAGTATCGGCTAAAGTACAAGCCAAGTATAAAATCAAGGCCCAGGCTTTGAGTATTTGCAAAATGTTGGAAATTGTAAATAATGTATTGGAGGGTAATGCGGATGGAGAAAGATAGAAAATACAGGTTGAATACAAGGCAAAAGAAAACATTGTTTCTAAAAGCCCTTGATGCAAGACTTCTTAATGTGACGAAAGCATGCGAGGCCGCAAGTATATGTCGTTCTCTTGCTTATAAATGGAGAGAAAATGACCCCGAGTTTAAAGCGAAATGGGAAGAGGTTGAAGAAGCGTTCAAAGACAAAATAGAAACGTGTATGTTCACAAAAGCTATTACGGAACAGGACAATACTATGCTTATTTGGCTAAGTAAAACTAAGCTTCGTGATAGAGGCTACGTAGAGAAGATTGAACAGGATTTGAACGTGAACCCGTTTGAAAAACTTATGCAGGAATTGCCAGATGATGAAGAATGACAATAGCAGATGAAAAATCTTTGCGGAAAATCAAATCATGGACAGAAGACTGGAATAGGTTTGTGCGTGATGCTCTTAAAGCTCGTTTGGATAAGGAGCAACAGGATATTATTTCATCTGTGCAGTACAATCCTATGACAGCTGTTGCATCGGGAACAGCTCGTGGTAAGGACTTCGTGGCGGCCTGTGCATCTTTGTGTTTCATGTATCTTACTCCTCGTTGGAAAGATGGGAAGTTGACTAAAAACACTAAAATTGCTATGACAGCGCCTACCGCTCGTCAAGTACAAAATATTATGATTCCGGAAATCTCACGTTTATACAGGAATGCAGGTTTCCTTCCGGGAAGATTGTTGTCGTCAGGTATAAAGACTGATTACGAAGAGTGGTTCCTGACGGGGTTTAAGGCGGGTGATGATAACACCGAAGCATGGTCCGGTTTTCACGCTGTAAATACGATGTTTGTTGTTACCGAAGCTTCTGGTATTTCTGAATCAACGTATAACGCCATTGAAGGTAACTTACAAGGTAATTCTCGTTTGCTTATCGTGTTTAATCCGAATGTTACTACCGGTTATGCCGCACGCGCTATGAAGTCGGAGCGTTTTGCAAAATTTCGTTTGGATTCTCTTAATGCGGAGAATGTGGTATCTAAGAAAGCTGTAATTCCAGGACAGGTAAACTACGAGTGGGTTAAGGATAAAGTTGAGAATTGGTGTTCTCTGTTACAGAAAGCAGATTTCAATGAGGGAGAGGGAGATTTTACATGGGAAGGTAAGTTATATCGTCCAAATGATCTTTTCCGTGTCAAGGTCAGAGGTATGTTCCCTAAAGTTTCCGAGGATGTACTTATACCTTATGAATGGATAGAAATAGCAAACAGAAATTGGCAGGAATTACAGGCAAGCGGCTTCATTCCATCCAAATCGTGCAAGTTAGGTGTTGACGTGGCTGGTATGGGACGCGACAATAGTGTACTTTGTCCTCGATATGGTAACTATGTGGCGCAATTTGAAGTACATCAATCCGCTGGTCGAGCAGACCATATGCATGTAGTCGGTATGGCGATACCCTATTTGAAGAAGAGGGGAGCTAAAGCATTTATTGATACGATAGGAGAGGGGGCAGGTGTTTATTCCCGCTTGTTAGAAGAAGAATTTACAAATGCTTTTTCATGTAAATATTCAGAAGGTGCGGATGGATTGCATGATATTACCGGAGAATATGAATTTGCCAATATGCGCGCATATTTGTATTGGGCTTTGCGCGACTGGCTCAATCCTAAAAATGGATTTGGTGCAGCTTTACCTCCATGTGACCAGTTAATGGAAGAAGCGACTGAAACTAAATGGAAGTTTCTCAGTAATGGAAAGATTATCATTGAGGCTAAAGAAGACATAAAAAAACGTATCAAGCGTTCTCCTGACTATATGGATGCATTAGCGAATACATTTTATCCTAGGGATTACAGCTTTATTAGCGATGAAGAGCTGCTCAAAGATTTTTTGTAGTTGTGTTTCTTTTAGTACCTTTGTAACCGAAAACACTTCTTTTGTGTTTTCATTGCTCTTATGTGCACTGGCTTGTGAAAGTCGGTGCCATTTTTGTTCTATGTCAAAAGTTAAATCTTTGATTTAGAGAGGTTTGTTGTAAAAATAAAAGTGCAAATGTTTGGATAACTCGTTGATAATTATTATCTTTACAATACAAAAAGAAACCAATAATACTAACAATTAAAAGACAAGGGCAATGAAAGCAACAACAATCCAACAGAGAATAATAGAAAAGTTCATCATGTCAGAGTTTGTACAAGGTAACTTAGATACAAAAGAACAGGTTAGCTGTATGCTTATCCTAATTCAAAAGAAGCTGAATATGTCAGTAGAGCAAGCAAGTGACTTTATGAGAAAATCAATTGGTATTAACGCTTAATACACACGATTATGAAAGTATATGATATAAATGGCAATGTAGTAGCAGAAGGCTATTTAGTTCCCAATCCCAATTTCATTCCTAAAGGTGAATACAAAGAAACTGAACTGGATTATCAAAAGAAGCAAGCTGATATGTTGATAACTTCAATTGATGGCAGTTTCTATGAAATCAGTTTGCCTAAAAATGCTACACTTCGCCAGAAGATAAGCAAAGATATAAAAGGATATGGCAGAAACGTAAGAAGGTATAATGAAGATATAATTCATGTAACAGAAAAAGTCCTAAAGATTTTGCAAACTAAATATACTATAATGTGTGACTTTTAAAAATAGATATGACACAAGATCGACTTGATATATTTGAAAAAGTACTCCTTCTTTATGGAGAATACGTCTTACTCAATCTTTATTCTTCTGCTAAAGTTATGGAAAGGTACGAAGATTGTGCCATTATGCGAGATTTGATGAAAAGGCACAATATTGATGAACGTAATGAAATCCAGGATTGGCAAGCTGAATTATGGCGTTGTGGATATTCTGGTGAAATTGCTGGTATTAACTTTCCATATTATATGCATGAAGCTGTAAAAATGGTAGGTTATTAGATAAATATTATTATTTTTTTTGTTTAAAAGTGGCATAGTGAATGTCACTTTTGTTATATTTGCACCATAGCATCTGATGCTAACGTATCCTTTCACGTTCTCGGGTATACGTATTGTTTTATCCGGTCCCTTTTGGAAGGTATTTATTGTTGTTCAACTAATTACCGTATGAAGATGTACGGAACATGCCCATGGATGAAATAACCGCTATATTAGACAGTACCCGACCTGTTGATAATATTATCAACGACTTAAAAGAGAAATCAGTCTGTGTCCCCTCATGGGATAAACTTATCAAAGACTATGAACCAACGATGCACGACATAGTTACTGATACTGTTACTCGTCAAAACAAGGTAAGGTCTGACGGTACGGTAGAGCAAGCTTCACGTATCTATGTTGGTCTTGAAAAGCTTCTAACGAAGCGAATAACAGAGTTCATGTATTCTATTCCGGTAAAACGTATATATCACAATATAGAGGGTAATCCTACCAGACAACAAATAGCAAAAGCGATCGAAGCAATATACAAGTATGCTCGTATTGATAGTGAGAATATTAAGCGAGGTAATGCTTACTTTGCATCATGTGAAGTGTTCACTATTTGGTACACAGTTGAGAGCCCCAATACTCTATATGGTTTTACAAGTAGATATAAACTAAAATGTAAGACCTACTCACCAATGGACGGTGTTAAGCTATATCCTTTACTTGATGAACTTGGTGATATGATCGCAATGTCTTTTGAATACACAAAAAAGGTCAAAAATGAACAAATTACTTTTTTTGAGACATATACAGCAAACATGCATTATAAGTGGAAACAGGAGGGTAGCGGATGGGAATTAGTCAAATCAGAACCGGTTGCTATTCTAAAAATACCAGGAGTCTACGCCTATTGTTCGGTACCTATTTATCACGGGCTTTCCTATATCAGAAAAGAAATAGAATATACCCTTTCACGCAATAGCGATGTAATCGCGTATAATTCCGCTCCTATACTAAAAATAGCTGGTGGGATAAAGGGTAGTGAGAATAAAGGAGAAAGTCGTAGAGTTTATCGCGTAGAACAAAATGGGGATGTAGCCTATGTTTCGTGGGCACAATCTATCGAGGCATTAAAATACCATGTTGACACTTTAGTCAAATTGTTTTGGTCACAATCACAAATGCCAGATATTTCTTTTGAAAACATGAAATCTCTCGGTAATATCGGATTTGATGCAAGGCAGACTTTACTTACTGACGCTCATTTAAAGGTTGGAGACGAAAGCGGAGCGTGGATAGAAGCATTTGAACGCGAATGTAGTGTAATTAAGGCCTTCTTGAAAATGATGAATGTTACGTGGAAAGGTGAAGTAGATAATGTTGAAGTTGAGCATGTTATTACTCCGTTTATCCAAAATGATGAAAAGTCAGAAATAGAGAAGTGGGTTACAGCCAGTGGGGGGAAAGCGGTTGTCAGTCAATTAGAGGCCATCAAGAACTTGGGCATTTCTACCGATCCGCAAGAGACTCTCTCTCAAATTCAAAAAGAAGATGAAACTGCTTCTAGAATCAGAGTGAGCAACATATTTGAACAATCAGAATAATAATCTAAAATATAAATATTATGGCAAAAACGGATACTCTAGAATTTGATAAAGAAAAACAGGGATATTCCTGCGAATTTACCTCTGTTGGGAAATGTGTAATACAGATAGACAGAGAGAAAAGTGGCACACTTAGTATATACGCAAAGTTGGAAGGAATGGATTATGCGCTATTGTATCAATATCCTGCCGCTCATTTCAATGACAATATGATTTTTGAACTTGACGTACAACAAGGGCTTTCTATCAAGATACTAAGTTCGGTGGGTGTCATGAGTGCAAAGATGACTTATGAAGATGAAGAGTTGTAGTAGTGTTACCTTTGTATAAATGCTATCTCGTATATAAAAATTTTGTAAAAGAATTGATTAAAAATATATATGTAAAAATAATTAAACATTTAATAGTATGGAAAATATTGAATTTAATGAAAAAGAAGGTTTGTATGTAGCTGATTTTGAATCAAAAGGCAAGTGTGTGATTCAGATTGATAATAATGCGGCAGATAATCTTGTTTTTTATCGTTACATGCCAGGTATGGAACCAAGCTCATACGATAAGTTGGATTTTGATTGTAGAAAGAGGATATTTGATTTGAATATACCTGTTGGAATGATGATACGTATCATCAGTAAGACGCAGGTTAATGCGGCAAAAATGGTGGTCGTGCAACCGGAAGACGGAAGTGGAGGTCAAACTATTACCGGTGCTACGGCAAGCGTGGATGCTAATACGGGAATCCCCGAAGTTTCCGTTGCCTTGCAGGAGGGCAATCTGAATTTTACTTTCAAGAACCTAAAAGGTGAGACTGGTGCAAAAGGGGCTGACGGGGAAAATGGTAAGGACGGAACTAACGGAGAGAAAGGTAAAACAGGTGCAAAAATAACGTCTATTGAATTGAGTATTATAGGAACAACCATTACAGGTACGGCACATTTGGATGATGATAGCACTGCCTCGATTACTGGTACATATACTCCTGGAGAATAATTTAATTACTACAGATGTATGAAAAAGTACATTGGAACAAAACAGATTGAAGCCGAGCCTATGACAGAGGCAGAAGCTTGTGAAGCAGGATTATTGAGAACGGAAAGTTATAGAGATGTTCCCGGTTATCATGTCCGCTATGAAAATGGTTATGAAAGTTGGAGTCCTAAAGATGTGTTTGAAAAGGCATACAAAGTGGCTGGCACTTTCCTTGATCGTTTGTATATTGAACATTCTGATTTGATGGAAAAGTTCGAGAAGTGTGCAGTTTTTGTAGATTCCGAGAAATTCCGTGAAGCTATTAAGGAAAATTATCCGGCTTTCCTGCTCTCATTACAGCGTGAACTTATGGGACGATATGCTGCAATTCTTGAACAAAGAATGGCTATTGCAAAAGGTGAAACAAGTATTACCACGCTTCCAAGAATGTCTTTCGGTATAGCTATTGAAGCGTTGAAATTTGGTCTTGCTATTCGTAGAAGTGGTTGGAATGGTAAAGGATTAATGGTATTCAAACAAGTCCCTGCACACATAGAGAGTAATGTTATTCCAAAAATGCAATCTCTTCCGCAATCCGCAAAAGACCTTATTCTGGAAGGCAAAGGGTTCATTGACTATACAAGTCAGTGCCTTATCTATAACGAGAATACGGGACGTGCTGATTCGTGGGTACCATCCATTAGTGATGTGTTTGCAGAGGACTGGGAAACTATACAATAGCCTATCTGCCAAGTTGTAGAAAAGTTTAAAGCAGTGTAGGCAGATGTTTACGCTGCTGGCTTAAAACTTAAAATCATGAAGACAAAAATATCAAACTGGCTTATTAGATTAGCAGAAAAAATCAATCCACAAGAAAGATTGAGCAGTATTGAACGAGTTGATAACTACGAAGCAAAGAAGCTTGGTATCTGCCTTGCCAGAACTAAAAAAGAAATCAAGGATTACCGGAAAAAGAAGAAACTTGATGAAGGGTGGTCCAATCGTAAAGCCGATGAAATGCTTATCAGAGAACTTAAGAACGAAGTGCGCCAGTCAATCAACAACTCTATCAACCAAAGAGGGTTGGTTGAATACTCCGTTGAAAAGGTTGGTGACGAACTTCATGTTACCGGTGAAATCAAAGTCTATATCAAAAAAGAATCACATGAAAGTTCCAATAGATGAAATGACGTTTGCCGAAAGCGAATATCATAGAGGTAACAAAATATGGAATGCCCAAACGTTATACGATTTTGCTAAGGCAAAAGAGTATCCAGTTATGGATATGCCACTTTGGTGCATTGATTTGACTACTGAAGCATTTGAATGCAGCCAACTTCATAGTTTCATATTCCAATGCAAGCGGGTTCGTAACTGTTCGCTTGATTATCCTATCATATTAGATGAAGTTGGCCAAATTGCTGATGGCTATCATCGTTTATGCAAAGCTATATTAGAGGGTAAGGAGACAATTAAAGCTATTCGGTTATTGGAAATGCCGGCACCTGATAGGATTGAGGAGGAATAATATGAAGAAGCATACAAGAATTATTACGGTAGAATATGTTGTACGAGATTGCCCTATCTGCGGTAAAGTTATAGTGAAGCATCATTTGTATCCAGAAATTGATAAAAAGCAAGAAAAACTGCGTAGATGGCAAAGGAGGTAATGATTCAGTCTAAATATCATTGTCGAGATTGTGTACACAGCTACGATTGGCATGAGAAAAATAGTAAAGGTGAATTGTTTATGTGCCGATGTCGGTTATCTAAATGGACTGAATTTTTGAATCGTAATATATGTGATAAGTTTAAGGAGAAAGAATTGATTCTTAAAAATATGCCATGATTATTAGTCTAACCCCCGTGATTTTTCTGACAACTTAGAACGTAATATTAAAAATAGGACAATATGGCAAAACCTAAAATTCCAAATCAGAAAAAGAAGTATCAAGAACTTAACAGTCGGATAAATAGGTATGTCGTTCTTGTTGAGCAGATATACGACACACTGAATTTGGACGCCGCCAAAGCTGTTTCACGTACGGAATATTCCTCTGATAGCAATAAACCGTTTAAATGGTCCGATTACCCTCAAACTAAAAAACAAATTGACGACATACAAAGGCATTTCGTAGAAGATATAAACGCAATTATCTATCGTGGTACGACCGAAGAATGGAAAAATAGTAATGAAGCACAGGATTTGATAGCAAACAGAGTATTAAAAGCATATAACGCACAAGTTGATAGAGAGAAATATAAAGTTTTGTATCAAGTAAATTCTGATGCTCTGAAAGCATTTCAAAACCGGAAGGATAAAGGATTCAATATATCGGCAAAACTCTGGCAGCAATCTATGATCTACAAAGAGGAATTGGAGGCTGCGATCTCATGCGCTATTCAAAAAGGAACCAGCGCTGTTACGTTGAGTAAGCAAATATCTCAATACTTACTTGATTTTCCATCACTGCAAAAAGATTATAAAGACAGATACGGAAGTGCTGAACATATACAAGATTGTGAATACAGATCTATCCGCCTAGCCCGTTCGGAGATAAACATGGCTTATCGAACATCCGAAAATGAACGTTGGAAGCAAATGGATTTCGTAGTAGGATATGAAATTAAATTAAGTTCCTCTCATCACAACCGTATGCCACATGGAGATATTTGTGATACACTTGCCGGAAAATATCCTAAAGATTTCAGATGGACAGGATGGCACCCGAACGACTTATGTTATAAAGTCCCTATCCTCAAAACAGAAGAAGAATTCTGGGAATGGGATGGACTGAGCGATGTTTCTACAGAAAGTATTAATGAAGTAAAGGATGTTCCTGACGAATTTAAAAAATGGGTACTTGACAACCAACAAAAGATTGAGAAAGCGCGGGAAAGAAACACCTTACCTTATTTTTTGAGAGATAACAAATCAATTGTTCAGAATATAAATACTGAAAATTCAGCTAAAGAGCTTGTTAATCGTGCTTCTTTAGTTGGGAAGGAGGTACAAAGTTTAGCAGAATCCATCGCTAAAAATAATAAAGGATTTGTAACTCCAATCAATTACAAAAGCATTTCATCAATAACAAGAAAAGCGACAACGGAGGGTATAACTCCATACGATATAAAAGACGCAGTTAGGACGACAATCATAGTTCCCAAATCACAAATAGATCAAGTCTTGAACGAACTATCTGAAAACGATTCGTTTGTGCGACTGAAAAGACAAAAGCCGGAATCATTTATGGGATATAGTGGCAATATAGTTAATATTCAAACATCTAACGGATTAATTGCTGAGATTCAAGTTAATACAGACCGTATGATTTATGCCAAAGAAAAACCGGAAGACGCAAAACGAATTCTTGGAGAAAAACGTTGGAAGGATATACAAAATCAAACAGGTATGAAGGGGGGGCTGGGGCATAAATATTATGAAGAATGGCGAGTATTAGACAAAGCTGATAAAAAGGCGCAAAAAATAGTTGAAAAATCAATCGAATATTATAGTCATTTCCAATAAAAATCACTATCTTTACATATAAAAATGAACCAGAAGGAATTATATAATAAATTACAGTCAGGCGAAACGGTTTATTTACTTGACGATTTTGAAGAAGCTGTTATCCGTTTATATTTCGATAACGGCCAAACAAAATCATATATAAAACATCATGGACGTAATGAAATAGAAATTCCGCAATCCGATGATACAGTGTGTGATATAATTCTTGGAGGAAAAGAGATTTCAAAATCAGAATATGACAAATACTAGTACTTTATTAGAAAAAGCTCTTCAAATAGCAACTGATGCGCATCTTTATCAAGTTGACAAAGCTGGGGTACCTTATATTTTCCATCCTATCCGTGTCTCAAACAGATGTTCTACTGATGACGAAAGGATTGTTGCTTTGCTGCACGATACAATAGAAGATACCGAAGTTACCGCTGAATATTTACTTATGGAAGGGTTTCCTCGTAATATAGTAGATGCTATACTTTCTGTCACTCGCAACGAGGATGAAAACTATGAAGATTTCATAAAACGCTCTAGACTTAATCCTATAGGAAGACAAGTAAAACTACATGATTTAGAAGACAACATGGATATAACACGTTTGAATGAACTTACAGAAAAGGATCTTTACAGATTGAACAAATACATAAAAGCATATAAATATCTTAAAGAATAATCGCTGATGTACAATTACATTCAGTTTCACGGCACGAAGTACAAGATTACTCTCGTGCCGTGCGTTTATTATGATAGTTTAACATTAAAAGTGGCGTTGTTTATGTCACTTTTGCTACTTTTGTATCAGAAGCGTATGAAGATGTACGCCACAGAACTTGTCGTGTTGTGATTTGCTTCAATTTAGCACGATTGAACGAAACTCATTGCTCTAATGTTTAGTAAAGTTCTAAGCGAATAGTCTGCTGGCATACGTGCTACGCAGACTATTTTTGTAATTAAAACATTGTACAATGGACAGAAAACAACAAGTATTGTTGAGATTGAAACCGAAAGTGAAGGCATTCGGGTTCAATTCAAGGGAATTAAAGGGTATTGCTGCCAAGATTGCCGATAACCTTACTTCCGCAGATGATGCCTCAGATGAAGACGTAAATGCAGAAATTGACAAAGAGATTGACTCCGCATTACGTTACTTGCCTTTCGGCCAGTCACAAGCCAATCGCTTGCTTGATGAATGGAAGAAAAATCACCCTGAAACAGATGACGACGACAACGATGACGATGATGACGACGACGGAGCTTCGGATAATCAAAGACGTCAAGCTGGTTCAAACACCAAAAATCCCAAAAACAAAGGAAAGAATGATGATGCTCCGGAATGGGCTAAAGGTTTGGTTCAGACAGTACAAACACTGAATGACGAAATCGCAGCATTGAAAGGTGAAAAAGTTACCACTACACGTAGAGAGAAACTTGAAACCCTTTTAAAAGATGCTGGTACATTCGGAACTCGCACATTGAAATCCTTCAATAAAATGAAGTTTGAAAATGATGAAGAGTTTGAAGAATTCTATTCCGAAGTTGAGGAAGATTTAAAATCTTACAACCAAGAACGTGCCGACGCAGGACTATCTAGTTTGGGGAATCCTCCAGGTGCAGGAAGTAAGAAACAAGAAAAAAATGAAGTATTAACCGATGAAGAGGTTATAGCAATTGCTAAAGGCCTTTAATCAAAAGTAAAATTAAAATGGGCGCAAAAGCTGATTTAGTAAACGAACAGGAGACGATTTTAACCGGAATGGATTCGATTGTTATTCGTAACTATTTGGGCGGAATTATGAATGGGCGGACATTAGACATGACTGGATTTAAGCAGTCTGTAATTAAAGCCGGTCATATTGTTATCCGCGATACAGAGAACGATACCTATAAGCCAATGCCTGTTAACTCAGCAGGCACAGCTTACGAATCATTGCCATCTAATCATGAATACGTTGGTGTTGTTGTTTGTTCAAAACCTGCCGACAAGCCATTCGTTGGTATTATGTATGCTGGTGAAGTAAATGATGTGGCGAGTCCTTATCCTATTGACAGCATTAAGGCTGCATTAAAAACGGCATTGCCGCAATTGGCTTTTTTACACGATTAAAAAGGAGGTGAAAGATGAATGAATCATTATTTATTGAATTTGTAAAAAAAATATGGCCCAAATTGAGCCTATATGTGAAAGAAAAGATCAATGGAACAAATAAGAATTTGACCTATCTTCACAAAACTATGCTTACCAGAGTATATTCTCCTGATCAAAAATGGGAAGGTACTTCTGCTAACACTACTTATGTAGCAGCGGATATGGTAGCTATGGATTCTCCTTTGTCTCCCAAGAAACGTGACTCTATTGCACGTTCTAGTGGTGAATTGCCTAAAGTTGGTATTAAAAAGATTCTGAGAGAAACTCAGATCAACGCTATTAATATCATGAAAGCACATTTGTCTAATGCCACTACAGAGGAAGCGCAAAAATCTCTCAAAAACAGAATCTTTTCTCGATTAACTGATGACGGAACCGCATGTTCTGTTGGTATTGATGAAAGGAATGAAGCTAATTTCCTTACTGGGCTGTCTGATGGGGTTATTATTGTTGAAGGTGATGATGATAAAAATTCCGGTCTCGGACTTCGTGTAAATTATGGTTATTTGCCAGAACATAGTTTTGGTGTTGTTACTACCGGAGAAGTAACAGGTGATGATATTGAAAGAGTTATAGGTAAATCCAACGATGACGGGAATAGCATTTCTGTTATCATGTTAGCGTTGTCTACCTATAACAAAATGCGTCAATCTCAATGGGCTAAGGAATTGGTGGCAAGTTATCGAGGGCAAACCTTTGATAATGAAACAAAGTTGCCTGTTCCCACTTCTACGTTGTTTGATGAAGCATTTTCTGATCAATATAATGGCATTTCATTCTTTAAGATTGATCGTTCTGTCACTTATGAAAAGAATGGTAAAAGAGTTTCTTATAAGCCGTGGAACGCAAATAAACTTATATTCCTTCCTTCTGCTGACAATGTAGGTTCTTTTGTATGGGGAACTTTGGCTGAATCTACTAACCCTGTCAAGGGAGTAGAATATACCATTGTTGATGAATATAAGCTGATTAGCCGTTACTCCAAAACAGACCCGTTGCAGGAATTTACGAATGGGCAGGCTCTTTGTTTGCCGGTTATTGAGAATGTAGACCAGATTTATTCATTGGATATTCTGGAAGCTCAAACAGTAGATACAACGAAAGAATCTGAGGATTCTACTGATGTAAAGATTACGATTTGGGGAGTAACTTACAAGAAGCCAGAATTTGTGACAGAATACAATAAAATCGCTGGTAAAAACTTGACTTCCACCGTTTCCGATGATAAACTTATCGCGGCAGTCAACAGATTGAGTGATGCAGACGAAGCATCGTTGAAAAAAGCGGTTGAATCCCATAAAACAACATAATCCATGAAGACAATTCAGCAAGCCCTTATAGACGAAATACATTACCCGATTCCAGCTGGTTTTGTAGAGAATGTTATGATTAAACGTAATCTCAAAGTTGATGAAGAGTTTGATTATGACGTTTCTCGTTCCAACGAATATCAGGGGGCATTAGCTGATTGTCTTTGGTCTTTAGTTCAGTCTATCAATTTTTCTGAAGCAGATAAGTCTTTTGGAGCTTTATCTGATAAAGACAAAGAGCGAATTTTGTTACGTGTCAACTCTATCTACAATACTATTGGTGATCCTTCGGTAGAACTGGAGGCAAAGCCGATGGTATATGTAGGTGATTGCTTGTTGTAGAATGGCAGTATTGAATAGAAAACCCCACCGTTTGTCATATCTTGTATCCGGTTCTGGATATGATGATGAAAACGGCGATTATCATCCCGGTTCCTCTGAATGGAAAGGCGTGATACCTTGTGATGCCGTACCTGCTGGAAAAGCGGAACAAAGAGAGTTTGAGGATGGTGTTGTAAGAAGCTATTCATACACGGTTTATCTTCCAAGTGATTGTCGTACGTTTACTATTGGAGACAGGGTTAAGATTGATCTTATCGGAGAAATTGAAAGAGAATTTGAAGTGAAAGGTTTTCATCGTTACCAGCTTCAGTGTAAAATTTGGGTTTAGGATATGGGTATAAGAATGGCTACCAAACTTGATGAAATTCATAATACACTTATGAGGGAGGCACAACGGGTTGAAAGGCTAACAATACGCGCTTTGTCGTATCTTGGAGAACAATGTGTTATCAGGGTACGTGATAGAGGTGGTGATAAAAGTTGGTATGATCAGTCTGGTAATTTGCGTAGTTCAGTTGGCTATGTAATAGCCCGTAATGGCAGTATTATCCAATACTCGGACTTTAATCAGGTGAAGCAGGGTTCACAAGGTGTAAAAGTCGGTAAAGACCTGGCAGAAGAACTGGCTAGAAGATATTCCAATGACTATGTTCTTGTTATTGTTGCCGGAATGAATTATGCTGAATATGTAGAAGCGATGGATAACAAGGATGTATTAGCATCAACGGAGCTATGGGCTATAGAACAGGTCCCTAAGATGCTTGAAAAACTGAAAAAACAGATTGCTAGATGAAATCGGACATTGAAATACAGAAGTTTGTCTATCACAAGATTAAAGGTACAGCTCTTGAACAAAATGTTACTGGAAAATTGAGTGATAGAGGTAGACCTAACAAATCAGACAAGGAAGATATTGTCATATCAGTACTTGCTAATGAGGGGTGCGGTCAAATTCAACGGGCTTATGTGAATATCAATGTTTACGTTAGTGACCAATGGAATGAAGATACGAAACAATGGGAACGAAATACAGTCCGTGTAGGCAAATTATGCGAATTATGTAAGTTCCTTTTCTCCATACGAGAGGAAGAGTATCATACGGTACCTAAGCAATGTTCTCAGAAAACCATTCCAACAGGAGTGACCTTTGAAGATGGACATACCGAACATTTCATTAATAACAAACTGTATATTGAGATAAATAACGAATAATTATTAACTATATTAAATGATATAGAATTATGGCAGTAATCGGGTGGGGGAAACCACGTATATTTATTAAAGATTTGGATGCAAGTTCTCCAAAGTGGGAAGAGCTTCCGACTCCTGTAGAGGATTCTACACAATTGACAACAACCAAAGGAGATAAACAGGAAGCCAAGATTGAAGGTGGGGAAAACGAAGACGTAAAGTATGGCAAAAATACTTATGCTCTTGCTCTCAACATTCGTGCCGCAAAGGGACGCAAAAGACCTATTAGTGATAGTGATGGTGTAGTTGCTCACAATTACGCTATTGCGTTACAGCCGGAGGATCCGGAAGTTCAAGGTTTCTGTATGGAAAAGACTACTGTTTCTGTTGAAGATACATTTACTACGGCAGATGGTGGTGTTTGGGCGTATATGTTTGATGCATTAAAACCTGGTTCCGACAAAAAGCAAATTCAATGGGGTAAAATTATTGTCACTCCGAACACTGGTACACCAACTAAAATTGAATGTGATCCAGAAGATGAATCCGGAGATGGGGATAAGTTTGAAGTAGCTCCTAATCCTGGTATAGGAGGTTAAGTTTTGATAGGTAATGCCGAGCGTGGGGGCGTAGTACCCACGTGTTTTGCGGAGATGGTGTAATGGTTGCATATATATCATCCAGATATCAGGTTACGGTTCAAGTCCGTATCTCCGCTCTGTTTTTTGAGAATCTGATTTGTTGTTCATAATTTAATGTCGGTTGTCTGTGAAGATAGCCGATAAAAAATAATTGATGATGAAAGAAACTATAAAAGATATAGACGCGGATATTGCTGATATAATAATGAGCGTTCCGAGAGGATTTAAAGTGGGTAAAAGAAAGTTCTATCTTTATCCTATTACTCTTGGTAAAACATATCTTATTTCACGCCTTATGTCTTCCTTGAATATAAATCTAAAAATAGTACACGCTAATCCATACATGGAGGCTTTAAGGCTATGCCAAGACAAGAAAAATATTGTATGCCGTATATTATCCTATCACACAATTAATAAGAAAAAAGATTTGTTTGATAATGATGTGATTCAGGAAAGATGTGATTTTTTTATTAAAGAACTTGATAATGAAAGTTTGGCACAACTGCTTGTGATGGTCCTTTCCGAAGGGGATATATCTCAATTTACTAAGCATTTAGGCATTGACAAAGAAAAAGAGTGGCAAGAAAAGGCGATGAAGGCTAAAAGAGACAATAATTCTTTCGTTTTCGGTGGAAAAAGTATATACGGTACACTAATAAGTTCTGCTTGTGAACGTTATGGCTGGACTTTTGAATATGTTGTATGGGGAATAAGCTATGCCAATCTGCAACTACTTCTTGCCGATTCTATAACGTCTATCTATTTGTCTGACGAAGAACGTAAGCGAGTTAATATACCTAAAGACCGCAACGTGATAAATGCTGATGATCCGGCAAATATGGCAAGGATTAAGGCAATGAAATGGGATTGATTCAACATAAATGTATGCAATAACTGGGTTTCTTCGGAAATAACCCCAGTTTCTTCCGAAATAATACGGTATTATTCCGTAATTAATCACTGATTATTCCGTGATCACTACGTGAACACTACGTGATTTTTAAAATATCCTAATTATTATCTGTTTTGTATCGAATACAGATAAATATATCTATATTTGCATCTGTAACAAGTACGAGATGTTACCAGACATTGATTCAGTATTCTCCTGTATGGAGTTTATATATGAATAGCCTCGTAGTAGCTCGTACCTATTACGGGGCTTTCTATTTAAAGCCAGTTATACAATCGGTTCTATCAGTGCCAACCGTTCCGAACTTTGACAGCGGAGAGATAAAATGGCTCTTATGTTGATTATAACTCTTGTAATGTCCTGCTCCGTTCCACGTACCAACGACAGGCGACTCACAAAGATTTTACCACTTTGACAAGAGACCGAGATACAAGTTAAGAGATAAGACTCTTAGGTAGGTGAGGGCGGAACTGTATAATCAGCACAAACATTCAGTTATATATTATGTAGTCTGAATGTTAACCCAGTCTCCTAATTAAATATTAGGTAGGTGAGGGATAGGGTACGGTATATATTGTAAATATGATAACATGAGAAATGAATTAAAAGTATGGGCTAAATCAGTAAAAGATAAAAGAAATAAATGGATAGATAAAAATAGGGAAAACTTATTAGCCCATTCAACAAAAGAAGAATCTATCCTTTATAACAATTTGCCAAAGTGTATAAAAAATAAATGTATTAGGCAAAAATCAATAACTATTGGTAATCATATTTATTTCTATGACATCTATATAAAGACATCTAAAATTGCCATTGAAATTGACGGAGGATACCATTCTCTAAATAAAGATTACGATAAACAGAGGGACTACCTATCTCTTAAAAAGGGGATAACAACCATAAGAGTTACTAATGAGCAAGTTATTAATTCAGAAGCCTTAAATGATATTATTAATCATATTAGAGCCATTCATTATGGTAAACTTAATAAGAATAACCGATTGCATCACATTTAAAAGAACAATATAACTTTAAATTATAGTTTATGAATGAACTTGTTTTCAAAGGTCAGAATGACCAAGTTTTAACAAGCAGCCTTTTGGTGGCTGAGAAGTTTAAAAAAGAACCAAACGATGTAGTTAGAGCAATAGATAATTTATTGCAAAACTCTGATAATGAATGTAACGCAAAAGTTCGGAACATGTTTGTGGAATATACAGAAGATGTTCCACAGCCCAATGGAGGTGTAAAATCTGCAAGACGATTTATAATGAATCGTGATGGATTTACTCTTTTGGCGATGGGTTTTACTGGGAAGAAAGCCCTTAAATTCAAGCTAGACTATATCGCAGCCTTCAACGCAATGGAAAAAGCTCTAAAAGAGCAACAAAAACCGCTCACCTCTGCACAGATGTTTGCAATGCAAGCAAATATAAATCTTGAACACGAACAACGACTTGAAAATGTTGAAAAGCGTCTTGATGCGATAGAGCAGGAAAGGGAAGAAAACGGCAAGTTGCTTTTAGCTGTTTCTGTTTCATCCGAGAAAGTGCCGGAACTGTCGCTTCGTGACAAGATCCGAAAGCTGGTCAATCAATACGCGTCAGCTACCAATACCAGCCAGCAGGACGTGTGGCACAAAGTATATGAGCAACTATATTATCTGTATCACATTTCCATCGGTAACTACAAGAAGAAGTTCAAGGGAGAAACAAAACTCGAAATAGCGGAAAGGAATAACATTTTGGATAAGATATACGCTATTATTTCAAATATGTATCGTGAATACAGAGCCGCTTAATAAGAATCGTCAAAATAACTTTTCAAGATTTGAAACAGTGGGAGAAGTAGGTAAACATAAAGAAGCCTCAAACTCAATAGTGCTAAACGCGATAAATAGAACAGTCTAAAAGATAAAGGGCAATAAATCACGATAGGCTTTGTGTAACCCTCGTGATTTATTTATTGGTAAAATAGGACAATTACAAATAATCACCAATCATCGTTTTCATTCCCGACAATACCATTTTTTACAGCTTCTTCAATTTTGTCCAAAATGACATTAGAGTAAGCATGTGTCATGACTAATGCTTTTGATGAAGTTTTTTTTGCCTTGTGCTGGTCTTTTCCCACAAAAGGGTAACAACTATCAAGAGTCCATTTTTCATTCCCATTTACAGGTGCTGTACTACTCATCGCTCCCATGATTCCGCCACCAACTGATTTTATTACATCATAATACTGTACGGTGTAAGTAACCCGTATTTTTCTATCTTTTATATCTACTTTTATGACTGGACGGATACTAATATTATAAGCGTTCATTCCTCCTATATGGCCTGCGATGTCTGCCACATATCCTTCTGCTATTATTACTCCTTCATCTTTATCATTTAATTTTATGACAGAGTTTGCATCATTGAACGTTGACGTAAACCAATAGTTCAATATTACATATAACTGTTCCTTTGTGGATTCTCCACATTCTACAATCTGAGTGTAGGTCAAAGAGTTGTTTTTGTCAAGAGCGAGTTGAGAACCTAATGTTGCTGCTGCTTCAGTCCACTTTTCGCCATATCTCTCTTTGGCGTACTCTTCTAACGCTTCTGTTCTCATTACTTGGGCATTTATAGATGTATATAAGCATAAAACACCCAATAAAAATAAAATTTTCTTCATGATGTATGTATTTAATGATTATTCTCTGATTGCCATTTTAAGTGCTTCTTCCAATTTATCCGCATATTTGAATATATCATCTATGTTATCAATCTGAATCCATTCACAGCTTTTATATTTATCTACTGGTATTCCTATTCGCTTCTTTCTCGTACCTATGGAAATACGGCATATCCAGAACCACTCACTATTATCAAGATTGACAACGAAATATGTTTTATAGTCTTTGTAAGTTATACGTGTGGCATCTATACTTTTTCTTAAGATGCTCCTCACGATATTGTAGGCATCCAATTCTTCTTGTGTTGTCACAATGCCGGATTCTTTGTCCATATATACAACTCCGTCCGGGAGTTTCTCTTCTGTATTTTCTGTGGAAGTATTTATGGATGTATTGTCTGACATATGGAGTGGATCAGATGTCTGCTCACCATTCTTTATGGCTGTGTTTAGCCTATCTGAAATGATGTCATTGATAATTGATGAGATGGATTTCTTTACAAGTGGAGTGAACATATCTATAACCTTGGATGTGATTTGCCCGGAAGTGTATGCTTGGCGGGCGAAGAATCGTACAAATTCAGGTGTTGGCGATGAAAACTCGTTGTTTAGTATAGACTTTATCTCCGTTGTATATTTAAGTTCATTTGCCGTACTTAGAACATCCTCTTCGTTGTAATATGATTTATGAAACTTTTTTAGCTGTTCTATATCCGCATCTGATAACTCAAGCATATCCACAATAAGAAACGGCTTTTCATCCATGATGTTGATTTTCTCCAAGTCTGTATAAAAGCGGTATTCTATCCCATTGGTAAGTACTCCAAATCGTGCTTTTGATGCAACAAAATACTTCTGTAGTTGCGTGTCATGCAAGTTTAAGTCCTGTTTGCAGTGTTTGCATTCTATGAGTATTATTGGGCTTTCGTCCTTCATTATGGCGTAGTCAATCTTTTCTCCCTTTTTCTTTATAAGGTCGCAATCAAGTTCTGGAATGACTTCAAAAGGATTAAATACATCGTAGCCTAAAGCAGCGATCATAGGCATAATAAATGCTGTTTTCGTAGCCTCTTCTGTAGCTATACTATCCTTTTGCTTTTGGATACGTTCTGCAAGTTGTAAGATTTGATCTTTAAAGTCCATGCTTTTATTGTTGTATAATAATATATGCACAAATATATTTTATATAACAATATAAACAAAATTAAAGATAAAAAAATAATCTATTAAATATGTTTTTGCTATGTATGTGGCATTTAATACGTCACTTTTATTATCTTTGCAATGCCGTGTGATGTTGCACGGAACTATTTCTATCGAAAAGACTTATGGCTGGATTACACTTCGACATAACCGGTGACAACTCCAACTTTATACGTAAACTTCATGAGTGTGAAAATGGAGTAAAAAACACATCCCGACAAATAGAACAAAGTGGGTTAGGTATAGAAGATTTATTTAACCGTATGACTAAAGCTGCTGCCGCATTCGGAGTTGGTTTCACTGCGAAAGAATTAATTTCAAATATAGCACATGTTCGCGGCGAGTTTCAACAATTGGAAGTTGCATTTAAGACAATGCTTGGTAGCGAAGATAAAGCTAATGCTCTTATGCAACAGTTGGTCAAAACAGCTGCTACTACACCATTTGATTTGCAAGGAGTTGCAAATGGAGCCAAACAGCTTCTTGCTTACGGAGAAAACGTTGAGAATGTCAATGATGATTTGATACGTCTTGGGAATATAGCAGCAGGTCTTTCTCAGCCGCTTGGTGATATTGTGTATTTGTACGGTACTACCATGACGCAAGGACGGTTATACACGGCGGATTTAAACCAATTTACTGGCCGTGGTATCCCTATGATTCGCGAATTAGCAAAAGTATTTGGTGTCGCTGAAGGGAAAGTAAAAGGTTTGGTTGAAGCAGGGAAGGTTGGTTTTCCTGAAGTGCAGAAAGTTATCCAGAATCTTACAAATGAAGGTGGAATGTTTTTCAACTTGATGCAGGAACAATCTAAAACGATTGCTGGTCAGATTTCAAATATTGAAGATGCAATTGCTACTATGTTCAATGAAATTGGTAAAGCCAATGAAGGTATTATCAATGATGCTTTGTCTGGGGTTTCTTATCTGGTTGAAAACTACGAAAAGGTAGGAGCTCTTTTATTAGAAATAGTAGGAACTTATGGAGTATACCGTACAGCCCTTATGGCTACGACTGCATTGCAGGCTTTGCAAGCTTCCGGTATAACTGCTTTAACGGCGAAAGAAGCTATTCATTATGGGTGGTTAGTGCTTACGAAGAAAGCTCAAGATGCCTTAAATTTATCCATGCTTAAAAATCCTTATATATTGGTTGCTGCATCTATTGCAGGATTGGTTTATGGTATATATAAATTTGCTACAGCAGAAAGTGATACGGAACAAGCAATTCGTAAAACGAACGATGCACTTGAGGCACAAAATAATCATTATGAAGAGTTGAAAAATAAGGCAAGTCAACTCTCTAATATTTTAAGTGATGAATCTAAATCTATAGAAGAGCGTTTCATTGCATATCGTAAACTTCAGCGTTTAATGCCAGAAGTTTTTAAAGATATGGATTGGGAAGCGGCTAAACGGAAAACAAATGCTGAGCTTACAAAACTTGAGAATGATGAACTTTTAAGACAGCAACGTATTGGGCTAAAAACAAAGGTTGTAATGTCTCAACAAAAAATACAGGGGCTAAGGAGTAGCTTAATAAAAACTCAAAATGCTGGTGGGTATACTGGGGCATTAAAGGAAGATTTAGCTGCTGCTGAAAAAGAATTGGAAATATATCAAGAGGCCCTTAAGGCTTTTGAGGAAGCCAAAGAAGAATCGAAAAAAGCTAAAAATGCTCCAACTGTACAAGACAAAGAATATTGGGAGAATCAAAAAAAAGAAGCTGAAAATGCCTTAGAATCTATTGCATCTTCTCAAAAGAGATTGTTGGACGCTGGTAACTTTAAAGGTATAGATACTGCTGTTGTAAAGAGTTACAAGGATAATGTTAAAAAGCTAAAGGAGGCTGAAAAAGAACTGAAGGTTTATGACACCTCTTCCAAACAGGAATCTGCTGCTGAAAAACTTCGCAAACAGCAAGAAGGCATTCGTTCCCAGAATGATAAGATCTCTGAAATAGAACGCAAACAGGCAATCCAGCGTAAAAGGCAGGCTGAAGATATGGAAATGGAAATCTCACAGTCTGAGATCAATGCCATGGCTGATGGATCTGAGAAAAAACGTATGCAGATTGAATTGGATAACCGGAAAGAGATCCAATCACTGGAAAGACAAAAAGAAGATATGATCCAGGCTGTAATTCAAGCTGAGAAAGAGATTTTTGATGCTCAGGAAGAGTTGAAGGCCAAAGAGAATAACAAATATCAGAAAAAGACTTTTGATTCTTCTAAGGTGGATACAGGGAAGATTAGCTCTATCTGGGATACCATTATAGGGAACACGTCTAAAAAGCAACTTGATGATAAGATACGCGAACAGGAGGAGTCCTGGAACGAATATCTTATTAAGTTTGGCAACTATCAACAGAAAAGGCTGGCCATTATTGAGAAATATGATAAGGCCATAAAGGAGGCAGGAACGGCAGGCGATGTAGCTATCTTGATGAAAGAGAAAGCTAATGCGCTTGATGATTTTGACAACTCTGTGAAGAATAGTACGACTTTAATGGGACAACTCTTTGCTGATGCTTCCCAAAAGAGTGTGAACGAGATTCAGACCATCATTGAAAAAGCCGAATTATTGATGCAATACCTCGCTGCCGTTAAGGATGAACAGGGAAATGCTCAAATTGGTGGAAAGACAGTTTCAAAGAAGGATATTTTAGGTCTTGGTATAACTGACAATACTCTTCAAAATTTGGAACTTTCAACCGAGCAAACAGAGGCACTAAGAAATGCCATTGGGCGTTTAAAAGAGGAACTTGGGGCAAAGAGTCCTTTTGCACTTTTCAAAAAGCAAGTAAAGGAAGCGGCAGGTGAAATAGCGAAAGGAGGTAAGGAAAATATTGCTCGAGGAATTGCAGGGATCGGAAGTGCTATTGTTCAATTTACTCCTGCTATATCTCAGTTTGGTCAGGATCTTGGTACAATATTTGGCAACGACGATCTTGGTAATAAAATAGCTGGTATTTCTGATGCGTTAGGTGGAGTTGGCCAAACAGCTATGGGGGTTGGACAGATAATGTCTGGTGATATTGTAGGTGGTGCCATGAGCGCAGTATCTGGTATTTCATCTGTTGTAAAGGCCTTGGATGGTTTGTTTGGTGCTGATTATTCCCGCTACAATGAAATGAAGTCCCAGTACGAAGTCCTTAATTCTGTTTGGGATGAACTAATTAATAAGAAGAAAGAGTATATTGATATGTCTTATGGGGATGAAGCGTATAAAGTTGGGAAAGAGGCCGAAACCCTGATAAAGCAGCAGACCCAGAGATATTATGAACTTCTGAATGAATTAAGGCAAAGCGGCTCAAGTATTGGATCAAGTTCTTTAGGCAAACGAATAGAAAAAAGACTTAGTAAAAAGGATTGGGATAGGATATCCGGTGCTGTCGGTGAATCTGTCACGAATGCAGAGTCATTGCTTAATCTTTCTGCAGAACAACTAAAAGAAGTGCTTGCCGACCCTAAGCTAGTCTCTGTCCTCAATACTGTCAACGAAGACTTTATAAAGTATATACAAGATATTGTGAATGGTTCCGAAAAATTAGAGGATATACAGAATCAAGTCAAAGAACAGCTTACTCAAGTATCGTTTGATAGCGTGTTTGACAGTTTTGTAGACACTTTGATGAATATGGATAGTTCGGCTAAGGATTTCGCTGATGATTTCACTTCTTATATGCAAAAAGCTATCCTTTCTACTATGTTAGGAAAGACATATGAAAAACGGTTACAAGAATGGTATGATGCGTTTGCTTCGGCTAATGAAGATAAAGGCGGCATCTCTAGTGATGAATATAAGAAGCTGCAGGAACAGTGGAATAGTATTGTTAATGATGCCATTAAAGAACGTGATGAATTAAAGGATTTGCTTGGTTGGAGTTCCGATACTTCCGCTTCTCAAGATTCTACAAAACGAGGGTTTGAAGGAATGTCCCAGAATACAGCAGAAGAACTGAACGGACGTTTCACAGCTTTGCAGATGGCAGGGGAAGAGATTAAGAATCAAATGATAAATGTTGTTGTTGGAGTTAACTCTTTAATTTCAATCTCAACAGAAGGGAATGTTACCTTGAGTAATATCCTTAGCCAACACGTAATTACGAATGGCTATTTAGAAGATATTGTGAAACACACAAAGCTGATGCTTGGTTTTGGAGATAAATTTGATAGGATGATTACTGTTTTTAATGATAGACTATAATATGGCAGCGGGAGAATTTTATATAAATAATAAAGACGCTTATACTACATGGGGTATAAGTATGGATACTTCTTCTTTATCATCATTGATGACGCCACCTCCAATGAAAGATTTTATAGAAAACAAATCTCGTTTGGAGCACGGCAAGAGGGTCATAACATCAAATCCTAAAATTGATGAACGGAATATTACATTGACATTTAATCTTACAGCTAAAAATGAAGAGCAATTTTTTTCACGGTACAACTCTTTTTGTGAAGAACTTGCTACTGGGGTATTGCATATCAAAAGCAAATATCAGCCCAATATTGTATATAAAACTATTTATTTGTCATGTAATCAGTTCACACAGTTTATGAGAGAAATCGCTAAATTTTCGTTGAAATTAGTAGAACCTAATCCGACAGATAGGGCTATAACATAATTTTAATTATAAAGTGATTGTTTCAATGTCACTTTTGTTATATTTGCATTCAATAAAAGCATTGTGTGAAGGCGCACAAAAACCAATATGATTAGCATTAAAGACATAACTGGCAAAATACGTTTCTCTTTCGTAGAGAATACCGGTTCTGTATACCGTAAGACTTTGATGAAAGAAGATTATATCCTTCTTCATTTCAATGTCGACCAACCGGTTCTTTTTGAGAAGGGAGATTATTGTGAAACAGAATTCGGACGATTTGAGATCGTTGATCTTGTATTTCCGAAGTATAACACTTCAACAGGCGGCTATGATTATGAACTCCGGCTTGACGCAGAATACTATAAGTGGAAGAATAAGATCTTGTTCTATGATCGTCAAGGTGGTAACCGCGAAGCTTCATGGAATCTTACCCGTACTCCGGATGCACATCTATCGATAGTGGTCTCTAACTTAAAATCTTTAGGTTACACATACAACTCAGGAGTAGAATATACTTTTTCTATTGACAGCACAGTAGAGAAGTCTGCTAAGTTGATTCAGTACGACAATACGAATATCATTGATGCGTTGACCAAAATAGCGGAAACATGGGACGCTGAATGGTGGATCGTTGATCATGTGATCCATCTGGGCAGATGTGAGTATAACACAGCGGTAGACTTTGAACTGAATGGGCTTGTTTCCGAAATGTCTCGTTCGGAAAGCAACGATAATTATGCTACCCGTGTTTACGCTTTCGGTTCTACCCGTAACCTTCCTACTAATTATCGTCCGGATATAACCGGTGTTGTGGTCGACGGAGTAGTCCAAAGAAGATTGATGCTTCCCGAGGGTACTCCTTATGTTGACGCTTTTCCGGATATGTCTACGGAAGAAGCTGTTGAAGAAGTCGTTGTATTTGAGGACGTGTACCCCAAACGTATAGGTACCATGTCAGACGTGACCACTAAGGAATACACAGACAAGATTGAGAATGAAGATGGTACCACAACAGAAGTCAAATGGAATGCCTACCGTTTCAGGGATTCCGGCATAACTTTTTCAAAAGAGTATATTATCCCCGGTCAGGAGTTAAGAATTGTATTTCAGTCAGGTCCTTTAAACGGTATGGACTTTGCTGTTACCTTTAATCCGGGTGCTGCGGATGAAAAGAACAGTGATGGATCATGGAACTCCGCTGCCCAGTTATGGGAGATCGTAAGGAATGAAGATTACGGCCGCGAGCTTCCGTCTGCCCCGTTAATCCCTGAGAATGGGAACACTTATGTCTTGTATGGATATGATACAAAATTTGTTTCTGTGTCCATGATTCCTGATGCCGAAAAGGAATTGCTTGAAAAGACAAAAAGCTACGTAGAGAAGAGTAAAATAGACCCGTCTGTCTATACATGCGTCATGGACCCGATAAAAGTGGGTGGATTCGATGGAGGACGCGTTATCGATTTGGAGATAGGGGATCGTGTCAATATTATCAATCCGGCTTATGCAATAAAGAGCCGGCAATCTCGTATATATGGCTTTGAAAAGGCACTGGATAAGAAGTATGAAGTGACTTATACGGTGGGACAATCGACTAAATATTCTCGTATCGGAGAGATTGAAAGTAAAGTCGAAGCATTGACATATAAAGGAGAGGCTTTTACTGGTTCCAGTACCGGAAGTGTTTATATTGTCGGACGATACGATAAAACGAGGCTTACTGACCGTAATGCTTTATCTTCCCTTCGGTCTTTGGAAACATTTTTTCGGAAAGACCAAGAGGATGTTACCTTCTACAAACAGGCCTTTCGTAAAGGTATAGAAATCGGTTGGAATGAATCCGAAGGAAAGCCTACTGCTTCTCTATATGAGGAGGGCATATTAAACGCTGCCGCAGCTATATTGAAAGAATACATCTCTTCTCCGAAGTTTGTTCCGGGATTCACAGGCGAAGGCTTTAAAATATATAAAGACGAGTATGGCAACTGGCATATAGAATGTGATATTCTAGATGTGAGGAAAGTTATGAATGTATTTGAGTTGCTTATACAGAAAGTACGTTCAATAAATGGTGCTCTTGTTATAAGCCAAGCGAACGGGAAAGTCAGTGCAGTTACTGAGACTTCTGATTTGCAATCTTGGATTCTTGAATTTGAGGATGAAGATGAAACATTCCAGGCGCACGACTTAGTGAGGTGTCAAGTATTTGATAGAAGAATAATCCAGTCACCGGCTTTTGATTTCACAAAATTTACAGCCTATTTATATGATGGTTCAGCCATAGATGATAGCGTAAGGATAACGAACACGAGCATTGAGTTTAGCATGAATAATTCAGCAAATTCAGGCTTTCAACTTTACATGTATCCAGAGGGACATGTAGCAGATGCTCCTATAACGACTAAAGAATGCAAATTAGAAATATCTGGTTTGTATGATGGTGCTATGGCTGTATGGAGTGGTTTATCAAAGGATGGAATCGGTTCTGATACTGTAGGAGGGCTTTTGACAAATGGCGAGAATGTAATTCGTGCCATCAATGTATCCGAAGAGATATACAACCTTGGTATAATGATTGTATTAGATTCCGGACATGGTAACGGAAAGGTTACTGTTACTCAAAAAATGGAGGATACATCATCTAAAAAAGGTAAATACTATTGGTGCGAAGTTGCGAGTGTAAATGGTAATCTCGTAACTATTCCTAAGTCTGAATTTGAGGGTATTACGCCAACTGTCGGTGATGAAGTTGTACAGATGGGTAATACTGAGAATCCTCTTCGTCAGAGCTTGATATATATGTCGGCTGCCGAGGATGGCAAGCCTAAGATTGAGATATTAGGTGGAGTCAAGACTAAGTCATTTGCCGGAGCGTCTCGCTCTGTATTTGGGAATTTAGATCATATAACTGACCCGGATTTTCCGGATAATATGCAGCCGCACGATAATGGTGTATATACAAATAACGGTTATTTCAAAGGCATCTTCATCCTTCGTAACGGAAAGACCATCGAACAGGAGTTTGAATCTACCAACAAAGAGATAGATATTGCCAAAACCGATGCGAAAGCTGCCCAGGATAGACTGAACACCTGGGCGGATGATGGTGTCATATCACCAACTGAAAAGACCGCGTTAAAGCAGGAAATGGAGGCATTAAAAGCAGAAAGAGATTCTATTTTGGCTAATGCAACACGGTATGGGATTGATACCGTTGCTTATCGGAATGCTTTCAACGATTACTATCATGTGCTTGAAACACATTCGGCGAGCGAGCCGGAGAACATACCGGTTAGCGCTTCATTCAAAACTCTTCAACAGGCTTATTATGACCAGCAGCGGACAATTATAGACGCTATCAATTCCGCTTCATACTCGTACGTAGGGGAAAAGGTTAAGATTGAGACTGATACGATTATGGAGGCTTTGCCCGGACAGATTACGTTGGCTGTGAAGGGTGAGGTGAGTAAGGTGAAGGTGGGGGATGTTAACTTGCTGAAAGGTGCTAATATTGAAACATCAAATCCGTCATATAGAGTTGCAGAATATAGGTATGATGTTAGGCCTGAGATTGGTAAAGAGTATACTTTAACCCTTTGTTATACTCTTGGTGCTAACAATTGGGGTATTGGTGCATTTTCGGATATTGGTTCTTCTAAAATTGCGCAATTTGAAACTCGTGGAGAAAGAATAATTGAATCTAAGAGAGTCGAAATAGCACGCATTTTATCAGGAGATGGCATAAGTTTCTATCAGTTTGAGAATGGAAATTATGGTTCAATTATACATTGGGCCGTTTTAGCAGATAGCAATGTAGGTGTAACGCAGTGGATTCCGTCTGCAAGCGAGCGGGGAGTAGGTATTAAGAACTTATGCTCTTATAGTAACATTGTAAAAGCAGGCTTTACATATGCTTCACGTTATGACGATGATGGAACAATATTAATGCTACCGGGGATTTTACACTCAGAATCGTATAATGCTAATAAGGATATGTTCGGTTTGACCTATGACCCTCAAAAAAGGTATTATGTGTTTATAGATCATTCTGTTGCATCATCTACAATTCCTAATGGCACAAGAAGTATCTTTTTGCGGATCGTATACACTGATGGCACAAGCGAGGACATGTCGGTATTTAATGACAGCATAGAAAACAATTTCATCCTTACATCAAAGGCTATTAGATACATATTGGGTTCTTATGGCACTTCTGTCTCGACTTACTTGCGTATTGGAATATTTGAGACCAATACTCCTGTAACCTGGAGCCCCGCCCCCGAAGATCTTAACTACATTGCCAAGACCTACACCGACTCAGAGATAAAAGTTACGAAAGGGTTAATTGAAAGCAAAGTCTCCCAAACCGACTTTGACGCTCTCGGACAGGTTGTATCCAATCAGGGAACTGAGATCTCTCAGACCAAGACGGATATTAACCTTGTATCAACGGTATCGGGCAATGCACGTTTGATTGCTCTTGCTATGAGTAAGGGGAAGATGTTGAATCGTGATCCAGAATTTAGAAATAATGGGACAAATGGGATTGGTAGCTACAATAATGGTGGCGGAGGATCTGTAACTGTTGAGAGAGTCGCAGATATTAATTTGCCTAATCAATCCGGATATAAATTAAAGATTACTTCACAAGGAAATGTAAGTCCAGGTTTAGGCGGATTTACTTTCACTACTGCGTCTCGTGCCAATGCTGTATTTATAGTTCGATTTATTGCATGGATTCCTGTTGGATACAATGTTGAGTGGGCTTCAAACGACACGGGTAACGGTCGTACATCAAAATGGCTTACCAATAATGTAGGGACCGGTGACTGGGAGGAATATGCGTACTATGTCAAGTGTGGTGTTGGAGGTACATTTTCTTCAACCAACTATTTCTATTTAGTTTCTGGTTCTTCCCCCGTTACTTGGTACCTTGCCTTTGCTACAGTATACGATGCCGGTTCTATTGATGACACTCCAACAAAGGATGAATTAAAAACAGGAATCACTATTAAGCCGGGTGCTATCAATATATTCGGGCAGGATATCAGTATTGCCGGCATGGTTACTTTTTCCGGCTTGTCGGCATCCGAGCAGCAAAATTTCAAGGGTAATACGGGGCCGCAGGGTCCTAAAGGAGATACCGGCGCTACAGGTCCTCAGGGATTGCAAGGACCCGCCGGTACTAAAGGTCCGCAAGGAGATAGAGGTCCGCAAGGGCTTCCAGGACCACAGGGTCCTCAGGGTGCAACTGGTCCGCAAGGACCGCAGGGTCTATTGGATGAAACAGCTATGCTTTCTTTGAAAAATAGCATTGCCTCCAATATTGGGTATTCTTCCTGGCAGGATATGGTAAACCATGCTTCATCAGAACCTCGAGAGACAATAGTCGTTGGAGGATATATAAATACAGTTCTGATCGATGCTACTGCTATTGTTACAAATGCTTTATCAGCAGGTAGAATTACTGCTAATTACCTTACTGTTACCGGAGAGTCCATGATTGGTGGCTTTAAAATATCCGGTACCTCTTTGACTTCTGGATCAATGACTATATCAACCCAGAATATTCAGTTCTCAGGAGATAGTATTACTGCCGGTTTAGGTATTAATACCGCACCTGCCACTTTAGGGTTGAATGTTCCGTTGTGGATCAATAACAACAAATATGCAGATACCTGTATTGCCGCACGTTTCTCAGCTACAGGTGCATATCAGAAAGAGAATAACATCGCGCTTGCCTTGGTAGGGTGTATCTCCGGATTTGCCGTAAAACTGCGTTCTATGACTTCAGGGGGATATCTAACCCTGGAAGACTGTTTCGTATCATGCAGCTTTACTGGAAGTGACCAGAATGTGTATTTGCCTAAAAATCCCCCCGTCGGAAAAGTATATTTAATAAAAAGATGGCCGAATACAGGTAAAGGTCCTATCGTACACGCGAATGGAAGTACATTGAACGGTGGTGCGACTTCGGACCTGTTAAGAGAAAACAATCACCTTGCTATCTGTGTATGGGGTGGAAATTCATGGTCATATAATAAGATATCATTGTAATTTAAAAGATAATAGTATGAAAATTGATTTTAGAAAGATCGTAGTTTATGATATTGAAGGCAATGTCATGACAAAAGAAATCGAAAAAAAAGACTCTGAAGGTAATAGTATCGGTACCGAAATAATACCGGATTATAGGGATCTTAGTAAAAACCTGGGTAACGCAATCTTCTTCAACGTTGAAGATATAAATGAGCAGGAGATTGGGCGGAAGATATACCATGACGGTGAAATTGAGATAGATGAAGCAAGAGCTGCTTTAATCAAGAGGTTTGCTGAGAAGATCTTTTATGCATATATAAAAGTTCCACTCTTTCAGCTACTTGATGAAGCGATAGAAAAAAGTAAGACAGAAAATTTATAATTACTTAAAATGAACATTATGAACGAAGAAATTAAAATTGTAGCGACTGATACAACAGAAGTAAAGTCGTTTGAGGGTACCTCCTTACAGTCCCCTACGGTGAAGTATAACATTCGTTATACGGTTATCAATGGAGTGAAGCAATCTATATTTGTTGGTATCACCGATAATGCAACAGAGACAGTTGCAAATGCTGACGGTAGTGGAACGCATGAAGAAATCATGGAAACTAATCTTGGCGAGATCCGGTATGACCCTTCTCCGATGCCTCAGGTTACTACTTTGAATCTTAGGTATACAGATAGTTTTGCTACTTACATGTCTGATTTTGTCCGTATTATAGACCAGATCCTCAATAGCGTGGAGTAGTGTAATAATGAATGTCCACCCGACCTTCACAGGCGGGATGGACTTGCGTATTATCTAAATAAATTATGAAATTGGTTTTTCAAAAATAATATAATAATTTATTAATTACAAATTATGCAAGATAAATCAATACATCAATTCTCGTCTGGTTTGTTTGCTCCTGTAGCCGGAAGCTTCGTAATGGAGGCTATAGAGCATATGATACCATGGCTAATCACAATGTTCTTTGTAATACTGTGTGATTTAGCTACGGGGTGCAGAAAGAGTTTGATGATGGGGGAACATGTGAGATTTAGTAGGGCTTGGCGGGCTACGATGGGGAAGATGGTTACATATTTCAGTTTCGTGATTATGGTGGTGATGATAAACGAGGCCAGTGGTGGAAGATATAACATTGATATATTCGCTTGCTTATCTGTCTGCTTTATCGAGGGATGTTCTATTATATCGAATATTCTTAAGCCAAAAGGGTATGATTTTAATTTGATAGTGGCTATTGGGGTCTTTGCTAAGAAGGTTTTCGGAATTGACAAGGAAGATTCAGAGGGTATAGTGACTAAGAGAAAGAGGGTAAATGAAAATAAGGAGGAAAGAGTATGAAAATTCTAATAGACAACGGACACGGTGAAAACACTCCCGGAAAACATTCACCGGATGGAAGGCTGCAAGAATGGGCTTATACCAGAGAGATAGCGGATATAGTAGTTTTTGGTCTGAGAAAACATGGCATTGATGCAGAACGCATAGTAAAAGAAAATATAGATGTTCCATTGTCGGAACGTTGCAATCGGGCTAATAACATATATCGTGAAACAAGGAAAAACGCTATTCTGGTATCTATTCATTGCAATGCGGCCGGCAACGGTTCTCAATGGATGAACGCAAGAGGCTGGGAAGCATGGACGAGTGTCGGACAAACAAAAGCTGACGCGCTTGCGGAACATCTTTACAAAGCCGCAGAAGAAACGGGGTTGAAGACCCGTAAGGACATGACGGACGGGGACGTTGACAAAGAGGGGCATTTATACATACTGAAACATACAAAATGCCCCGCTGTATTGACAGAGAACTTTTTCCAGGACAATAAGGAGGACGTGGAGTACTTATTGTCATCCGAGGGCAAGCGAACAGTAGCAAATATTCACGTAGAAGGTATTATTAACTATTTAAATTCAAAGTAACATGGCTCTAACAGATTTAACTTTCAGCAAACAGGGTGAAGCTTATGTATCGGACCCTGTACAACTTCAATCGGATGCAGGTCTTCATCTTGAATTTGCAAGTGAAGATAAGAATAACGGTGTCTCTCTGTTTCAGAGTATGACGAATGGGAATTACGTTCCTTTTGGATCATATAACTATGTGGGTAGCACAATAGATGTTGCTATTACAGGAGTGATTCCCGGGATGTATATCAAAGTGCAGTCTATCTCACAGCCTACTTTGGCTAAAATTCTTGTATCGGAATGAAAGTTTCAATCAATCAGGTAAAGATTAACCGCGTTGGCATTAATACTGCTCAGGTTAGGGGAATACGTCTTGGATCAGCTTCAAAGGGAGGGCAAACTTCTCCTTTTCACCCTTCCCTTGTGGATTATTGGAACTTTAAAGGTAAGAGCAATTTTGATAAAGATAGGAATATTATAAAAGGCGTTAAGGGTAATATCTTTAACGCTTATAATTTCGGTTGGAGCTTAGGCAGTGGATATGGTTTATTTAAGGAGAATTATCTAACTTATAATAAAGTGGAAAATGTATTTGTAACGGATGACCATTCAGTTACTATAATGAATTTTGTTCCAGCTAATAAATGGGTTATTTATAAATATGGTAATCCTACATTTAAATCAACTAAAATAAAAGTAACTGGAATTACGGCTGATAATCAGTTGGAGTATGGCTACTCTCCTTCATTGGAAGGAGCAAGAGTAATGATGCCAATACCGAAAGACGGAATATATGATTTGCCAGAAAGTGTAACCAATCAAGCTGAATTTAATATTGGATTCTTTCTTAGAAGTGCTTTAACTAAGAATGTAACTATTGAGCAAATTCCTGAGTATGAAGGAGCAATAGTTACAGATGGTGTTGATGATTATCTGAAACTTGATAAGGTAGGATATAAGATAGGAACTGTTATAGTTAAATTTGTTCCTATTAAGTTTAATGTTGGTTGGAATACAGTTTTTGATAATAATAAATACGATAGCCCTAATAGGAATTTTTTAGGTTATTCTTCTACCATAGAAAATAGAGGTACTACTATGTTTGTTTCTAATTATGGCGATTATCTTGCATTATATCATAATACGCCTAAACAAGCTAATGACTCACTTTATATAAGTAGCTCTTATACAGAATCGTTTACAGCTAAGGAGTTTTTTTCTATGGCTCTATATGATATTGCTATATATCAAGACGTTCTGACCGCTGAAGAAATTCAGAAAGAAATCAACGTCATGGAATATGGTACTCCAAATCCAGTGTTCGCATTGAACTTTGATAATTTTGCCTATAAAGCCGTTGATTATCCTGAATTTGCTACTGGCAAAGTTACAACAAAAAAAATTGTAATAGATAGTACAACTACACAAATGAATGGATTTATTGTGGCTGCTTATAATCCAGAATTAACAACAGGAGATGCAATTGAACTACCATCTTATAAAGTAAAAGTCACAGGAATTGACGCATATGGTAATCTGGGCGATGGTTATTGGGCAGTTGCGTTAATGGGAATGCCTATTAATGCGTCACAAGACCCTTGGGTTTATCTGTTTTACAAAGATGGAATTTATGATATACCAGCAATATCATTAAGTGAAAGTATCTATAATTTAGCAGTGATGTGTCAAATAATGGTTGACAAGCCTATTGAGATAGAAATCCTCTACGATAAGAATATCACAAAGAGTTTCCCTGAGACCAAACAAATATTCCCTTAAAGTTAATAAGAAAATTATGAAATACGTAATTGTAACAGTAGAATGGTGCCTTAACCATGGTGTTGTGGTACCGGCACAAGCAAGAAGATCTGTTGACGGATTGAAAGTTATCCTGCATGAAGATTATATCGATCCCGTCTTGAGAGAAGAGGATGCCATGACCTCGTATCGGCATGATTCGTCCGAACTAAGAAGTATCTTGAGTGGTCCTGAGTGGACGGTTCCGCAAGAGGGGGTATTATGAAACGGTTGACATGTATCGTCTTGCTGGTGTCGGCAATATGTTTCGCCGGATGTAGGACTACTCAATACGTTCCGGTTGAAACTATTAAGACTGAGTATAAGACAAGAGATAGTATTCGTCATGATAGTATATATCAGCGTGACAGCATTTATGTAATAGACAGGGGTGATACAGTGTATACGTACAAGGATCGGTATCTCTATAAGTATTTATATCTTAATCGTATTGATACTGTGATTAAGACGGACAGTATTCAGATACCTTATCCGGTTGAAAAGGCGTTGACCAGATGGCAGAAGGCAAAAATGGAACTTGGCGGATGGGCATTTGGCGGCTTGATATGTATCGCTATTATTTTATTGTATATCTGCATTAAAAGGAAAGGAGGCTGACATGAAATGATATTCTGATTTGCCGGTGGTAGAATGCCGGCATAGGAAACACCATTAACAAACGTGCTCTTTTGGGGGGTAGAGTAAAAAGAACCCCCGACACAAAAGTTGACGCCAATCGAACTTTTAAACATACAGAAGCATGTATCGCTGTGCCAGGGGTCCAAATATCCTTAACATTACGATACATGCTTTTGTTCTTTGATCTGTAAAATTCGATTGGCAAGGGCAAAAGTACAATAAAAAATTTAAATACTATGTGTAAGTCAGAGATTTTTGCCGAGATTCTAAATATTGTTGGAAAAGAAACTGAAGTTTCTACTGAATTGATCCTTTCATCAAGTAAAGTTACTGAAGTTGTTGACGCCCGTTCTATTGTAGTATTCTTCCTCACTGAATACGGGCTATACCCTGAACAAATAGCGACTTTTCTTCACAAGACATCCGCTAGTATCCGTTACCTTATATCTACTTTCGAAAGCCGTAAACTGGCAAACAAAATGATTGCAATATATCTGCAAAATATTCGCAAATCGCTTGAAAATGAGCTCTGATTTACGCAGTTCCTATTATATACTTTTGTGATGCGGTTAATATTGACCGTGTTATAACTGTATAATTAAATATGAGTGAAACAAAGACTTACGTATTCCCGGAAAGCGGGAGTGGTGGAGGAGGCAGTATGCTTGGTATGCTTGCCCCCTTATTGCAGAAAAACGGTCTTGACCCCAATTTGTTGCTTGCAATGAATAATCGTGGCGGTATGTTTGGTGGTGATGGCTCTTCTTTCCTTTGGATAATCTTCCTGTTCTTCCTGTTCCCATTGTTTGGACGCAATGGCTGGGGAAATAATGGAGATGGCGGAAACGGTGGCGGATTTGCTGGAGCCGGTATCCCTAACTTAATTAACAACGATGCAGGAAGGGAGTTACTTATGAGTGCAATTCAGGGGAACGGACAGGCAATCAACAATCTGGCTACTAATTTAAACTGTTCAATCGGTCAGGTTCAGAATGCTATCAATGGGGTGATGTCACAGGTGCAACAGGTAGGAAATCAGGTTGGTCAAAGCTCAATGCAGATTATCAATGCTATCCAGCAGGGTAACTGTCAGATCGCTCAACAGATTGCTTCATGCTGCTGCGAAAACCGTCTGGCGATCTGTCAGCAAACGAACACATTGCAAAATGCCATTAACGGTGTTGCGACTGGTCAGGAAAGAGGCTTTGCTTCTGTTGCATATGAAACTCAACGTCAGACTTGTGATCTGCAAAATTCCATCAAGGATAGCACACAACAGATTCTTGCCGGCCAGCGTGCAGCTGAAATGCGCGAAATGCAGAACAAGATTGATAAACTTCGTGAGGAGAATAGCACATTTAAAAGTTCTGCCATGACCTCTCAGATCGTCGGACAGGCAACGGCTCCTCTTGGTGCAGCTTTAAATGATTTGAGTTCTCGTCTTGCGAAAATCGAATGTAACCAGCCGGAAGTAGCGAAGGTGCCTTATAGTCCGGTTGTAGGGATTCCTTCTTGCGTTGCAGCTCAGTATGGTCTTTACAATGGTATTGGAGCATGGGGCAATTTTAATGGTTGGGGATAAAAGGAAGGAGGCATTATATGGCATTCATTAGTCCTTTTATCATGGCAAATAAGAATGGTATTCCAAGATTGGAAAGTACAGGTGTTACCGTAGGTACTACCAACGTACGTTTCTCTTTTCGGAATCATCCGTTCCTTTCTGCTCCATTTAGCGGATTGATTCTGTTCCGTTTGGCACAGCCGATCCCTTCCGGTACTACCGGTACATTGCCGGTAGTTTTTGATACCAACGGTGCTACTCAAGCACTGACTACGATTGCCGGCGCAGATGTTACTGCTTCGGATATTACCGGTACCGGAATTTATCTGTGCTACTACGAATCAGGTAGCAACACATTGCAAATTCTTACCGGAGTAGTTTAAAACAATGGGCGGGAGTAATCCCGCTCCTTAAAGAGTTTATTGATTATGCCTTTTCAGAATCTAAGAGTAAATAGTGAGTTTTTCATTTTGCATAGGGATGGTACTCCATATATAGAGGTCGGCTCCGTTTCTGGAGTGTCTAATCCTGTTCCTGAGTTTATGCAGCAACCCCTTCCTTATGGACAACCTCCTAAGATGGTGGTTGATATAACTATCAAGGTAGGTGAACAGACTGTTACCTTTCAAAAAATACCTGCCATGTCTGATATTGCTGATGCAAATTTTCCAGGTGGAGGTAATATGGTAATATCCGGTTCAAGAGAATCTATGAATGCGGAAGTGGCGGCTATGCGAAATCGTTCTTCTGAGATATTAGGAAGTGTCGAGCATCATAAGTCTGTGATGGAATCATGTGATAAAATGCTCCAGGTACTTAATCCCGAATTTGCAGAAAGACAGAAGCAGGAAGCGGAGAACAAAGCGCTTCGGCAAGAACTTAGCGAATTGAAAGCTATGATGGCTGATTTCTTTAAGTCCTCTGAGAAGGCTGCAAGTAGTAACAATTCTAAAAAACAATAAGTATGATGATGATTGAAATTTCCGAAAGCAAGGTCGAGAAAATGTCCGACTACGCTGAAAAGATGCTTCGCTACGGTGGTAAGCTCATGCAATGCATAGAAGAGCTTTCCGAGGGTGAGGGCATGGGTGAACGCTGGGATGAAGATCGTAGATATGATGACGATCGCTATTTTGACGAAGAAACCATGGGTGAACGCGGTGGTTATGGCCGAGGTGGTAATTCTAATCGTGGTGGTATGGGTGAAAGACGTGGTGTACGGGGTACCGGACGCTATTCACGCTATCGCTAATGTTTAATTAGGGAGTAGTTTATCTGCTCCCTATAACCTTATTAAGTCATGAAAAGAGAACCTCTGGATATAAGAGATAGAAGACCGGAAGAAATGGAAGTATATCTTTCGCATTTTGGATGGCATTTCAACAAGAAAATGTGTGATTTTGCTGTTTCTTTAATGGAATGGAAGGGTCAGAACGGAGAAAAAGAAAAACTGCCTGCGATGTCTAAGGACGAGGTGGACGCACTGTTAACTAAATACGGTGTAACTCTTAAAAATAAGATCGGTTATGACTACGTATATGTAGCTAATATGTGCAAAGCCGATTTTCTTAAATCATCTGTTCCGAACGAACAGTATCAAGCATTGTATGTAAAAGACACGATTGATGATCCTGACGCACCTGATGGAACAACGATGCGAAGATGGTATGTTACAATGATTGCGGCTGGAATACCTATAGAGTGGGACGAAATGCTTTGATAAATGATAAGGCAACGGTTTATACTATCCAAATATGACTGGAACTGCATGGTGTATTACGCAGTAGATACGTATTACACGGAAGAAATATTGGATTATATGCACTCTATCGGCTGCGACGGTAATATGCTCCGTACTGCGTACGATAACATAAACTCCGGCAACCTGAATACCGGAGTTACTTTCTCTAACTTCGGTACCCGGGAAACAGTAATGGTCATTGCTCTCACTTCTTCACCAAAGGAGTTTGCTAAATCATGGAGGCACGAATGTGGACACATGGCCACCCATATATGTCAGGCTCTCGGCATAGATCCGTACGGTGAGGAAATACAGTATATCGGTGATGATATTGTTGAAAAGACGTGGGAATATGCAAAGTCATTATTATGTGAGTGTGATTGCTGTAAAAACAAGGTCAAACATTTAATACGTTAATTCATGAAAAATAAAGAAATTAAGAAAGCATTGAAGAGCGATACTCCTATTAATAGTATGTATGCTCTTATTCCAGGTGACAGGATGCGCTCTTTCAAAAAGTTTGCTGCCCGTTTTGGCTTTACTGAAGAACGGATAAAATCAGTTCTTGACAATGAAAAACGATAAGCTGGACATATTGTTGGAACAAGTCGAGGATCGGTACCATTCCGATTTTTGTAGACTTCTGTTGGTTATGTTATGGAACGCATAGAAAGGTGGTTATATTGGTTGATTCCTCTTGCGATTATTGTAAGGGTTGCATCTCTATGTTTGTCTCTGGTTATGTAACTGGGGATTTTTTATATTTTGAGTCACTAAGTATAAAATTGCTTTTCGTAGCAGGTAAATTCGTGTTTGATCTATCCGATTAGGTGTAAAAAGGCGGCTTTTTAGGCTGCCTTTATGTTTTCATCAACATTATATCCGCTTTCATCTCGATATACTCTTTATATTTGCTTGGATTGTTAATATAATCAATAACCCTATTTATTGCTATTTCTGCTTGTTTAAACCTGGTTTTTGTATAATATCTAACGACACCTCTTCCTTTGTCTGAATGAGCTAAACAGTAATCTATTATACTGTCCGGTATTCCAAGATCAAAAGCGTATTGAGCAAACGACTTTCTGGCAGAATAAAAGACTACCTTTTCCTTTATTCCTAGATCCTTTGCTAATGCAGCAAGAGAACGGCATGTGTACCTTGAAAAATTGTGATATGAAAATTTATATCCAAAATCCAGTTTTCTTGTCTTTTTATCTATCCATCTATCTATTATTATCTTTGCTGGTTCTGTGATTGGAAGCAGACAATGTTGTTCAGTTTCTGTTTTGAGTCTTGTTTTAATTCTGACATAATCCACTTTGTCATTAATAAAACGAGTATTCATTATATCTATCAAGTTCATTCCCCCAAGATAGAAAGAAAGCATAAATACATCTCTTGCTACAATGTATTTTTTCTCTTTGGGGGTACTTTCCCTTATCATGTTAAGACTTTCCAAAGAAATATCAACTTCTCGAACTGGAGATTTAGGAATTTTCTTGTTCACAAATGGATGTATATCATACCTTAAATAACCAGAATTAATGTTTCTGTTAATAACAGCTTTTATTTGGGACATCATCATTCCAATTGTTGTGTTTCCGATGTTTCTTTTAGTCTTCAAATATCGTGAAAACCCTTCAATCATATTAGGGGTTATATCTGACATAGGTATTTCCCCTCTAGTAAACTCCGTAAAGTATCGACAGCTCCTTTCGATTAATACAGCATAGCTTTCTCTCCCTTCTGATTTCAGGTCAGTAATGAAATCGCTACAAGCTTTCTGATAAGTAATATTTTGTTTTCCTTGTGAATCCAATTCAGACACAAGCATGTCTTTGATTTGCTTACAAGAATAAAGTGATTGATGGTTTATTTCATCTAATTTATTTTGTAAATCATTCATCATGCTTCTTAGTTTGGTGTTTATGATTGAAGCGTCAGCTCGTTTGACTACTTGCCCATCTTTGAACTGGGATAGATTGTCTATAATGAAACGTGTTACAATGTAACATGTTTCTTGCTTATGACAGACAGCTATTCTTATTTTATGTCTTCCGTCCTTTAAAACCTTTGCCTTGAAAATAGTTAATTTAAGAGTTGCCATAATAGATTAAAATTTGAAGGATAAGTTTGGGATAAGTTTTTCTGTCCATCGGTGGACAATTCCCTCTTTTTTTTAACCTATAAATTGAAGAACTTGTAAACGAAAGCAGAAACCTAATAGTCTAATTTATATGACTATAAACTGTTTCTGCTTTTGAGCCGCTAGCCAGACTTGAACTGGCGACCTACGCGTTACGAATGCGTTGCTCTACCAACTGAGCTATAGCGGCGTT